TGTAATGCATAAAGTTGCAATGGAAATGGGAAAATGGGCTATGGAAAAAGCCAAAGCACATGGATTTGACAATCTTAGTTCTCAGGACTGGGATGATCTGAAAGATTGCTTAGAAGCAGTAAAATGCGCAATCTGTGCAGATAAAGATTATCGAATCGTAGAAGCTATGGACGAATGCGAGCAGGAAGAGAAATATCTTGGACGCATGGGATATGACAGATATCGTTATGCAAACGGCAGATTTGCACCAAAAGGCAGAGGAAACCGCATGGGATATATTCCTTATCTTCATGCACAGGACGATGATTGGATGAACGAATATCTGAATAATCCGGAATTTGAACGCAATATGTACCGCATGGGATATCACCCAGAATATTCGGACAGGAATATGGGGAATGATGGCATGAATCGTCAGCAGTCCAGATATGGTGAAACCTACGACAGATACAGCGAGAATCGTAGACATTACCATGATTCCAAAGACGCTGAATCAAAGAGAAAAATGGATGATTCCATGAAAGAGTATACAGAAGATATCATCCGCAATATGAAAGAAATGTGGGACGATGCAGACGCATCAATCAGACAGCAGATGAAAACTGACTTGACACGTTTTATACAGCAGATGAATTGAATATGAAATGAAACTTGCCCTTGTTACAGGAATGTAGCAGGGGCTTTTTAGTTATGGAGGTACATAATATGCCAAGAAAAAAAGCGGAAGTCAAAATTAAAATGATTTGCGAGAAATGTGGAAAACCACAGAAGCCAAGTGCTGACAAATCAACAACTAATTGGAATGTATATGACTGTCATGAAAAATGTGAATGTGGTGGAAAATTCGTAATGAAATTCGAGGATTGATTATGGAAAATTTGACTGTAAATATTTTAGGAACCGAGTACAAAATATATTTCAGGAATGAAAAAGGCGACGATTTACTTGATGGAAAAGGCAGAGATGGATACACGGATATGTCCGCGCACGAAATTATAGTGTGTAACAAAAAAGATGATTGTGAATTAAGAAATTACGAAAATTGGAAGAAAAACATTCTACGTCATGAAATTGTTCATGCTTTTTTATTTGAAAGTGGACTTGATTCTTCATCTGCCAATTTTTATGGAGCATGGGCTACGAACGAAGAAATGGTTGATTGGTTTGCAATTCAATCTCCAAAGATTTTTAAAGTATTCCAAGAACTTGATTTAATTTGAAAAGGATGGTGATAAGCCATGCTAAGACAATTTTACATGAACGGCGACCTATGGAGAGTACAGTTTGTGTCTCCACACAACAGCGTGTTAATTGACCGTACAGGCAACAGAACGCTCGGGGTATCGGATTATTCCACACATATTATTTCAATCGCAAATAGCCTTCACGGAGAGCTTCTGAACCGTGTGTTTATTCATGAATTAGGTCATTGCGTGATGTTCAGCTACGGCCTATTGCCAGAACTTCACCGCATGGTCAAGAAACGGTATTGGGTGGACGCAGAGGAATTTGTTTGCAATATGCTTGCAGACTACAGCCATTTCGTAATCGGCACAGCTAGAGATATATTAGGAAACCAGTTCACATATGTGGCTCCTATCGGGGCAGAAAGGATGATTGCATAGATGGCAAAAGCAGAAAACACAGTTATTTTTGATGGAATCAAGTACAATCCCGGGGACGAATTGCCAGATTTAGGCAGTTGGGTGTGTACAGACGCAAGAGGTATGGTTCGTGATTACGAGGGGCTTTCAAAGGACGTATCAAAGCTTCCGCATTATGTACAAAGTGGTTCTTCGGCATTATGCCTTGATACCTCTGAATTATACGAATATCACAAACCTACTGATACATGGTACAAACTGTAAAGGAGAAGCGCATGGCACTGACAGCAAAAAAAGTATATGCAATTTTAAAACGCCAGATTTCCGATATGGAAGCAAAGTTAAACAGCCCTGTAAGATACAAAGGTACGGTTGCAACTGCTGATTTGCTTCCATTAAATCCAGATATCGGAGATATGTACAATATCGAGTCTAAGTCGGTCTACGGCGAAGCAGGAATGAATGTGGCATGGAACGGCGTAGTTTGGGACACTATGGGCGCTCCGATTGATATGTCACTGTATCTCACAAAAGAAGAAGCAGAGGCGGTAATACAAAGATTAGTTACGGAATACTTTGAAAATAACCCAGTCAAGCCTGGAGCCACCACAGAACAGGCGCAGCAGATCGAGCAGAACAAGGCGGGCATTGCTTCACTGAAAGTGGAAACTAGTTCGCTAAAGGAAGATATATCCAACAAAATCACTAAGTTCTACGCCAGTTCACAAGGCAAAACCCATCTTGCCGACTCTGACAATGGCAAGATTCAAGACATGATAATATATGGCAAATCATCACAGGATGGAGTGCCAACGCCAGAGAATCCAGTTGAGATTAAAAGCGTGGTGAATCCGACTGTGAAGATGTGTGGCAAGAATTTACTTGATGTGAATTTGGCTAAAGCAAATAATAATGCGAAGATACATAATGGAGTTGTTGAACAAATAGATTCGGATACAAGAGTTGATTTACAATGGAAAATCATACAGTTTAAATCAAATGGTACAATAATAGATTATAATAAAGTCAGTATAATGCAAGGAACACGCTTTGGGTGTGCGTTTACAGTAGTAGAAAATACCACAGAAATAGTATTTGGTTTAAATGGCGAAAAAACAGACACAACTGTTAGAATACCTGTGAAACTTAAAGTTGGACAAAAATATGTAATCTCATGTAATTTACTAAATTCAACTCAAGGTTCTATTAAATGGGATGAGATGATGTTGGAAGAAGGTTCTACAATTACTGATTTCGAACCCTACCACGAACAGACCGTTACTCTCCCATATACATTAAACGCAATCCCTGTAAATTCAGGTGGCAACGTCGTAATTGATGGTCAGCAGTATATTGCGGATTATGTGGATGTGGAACGAGGGAAATTAGTTAGAATAGTTGATTCTTCTAAGTTAGATAATACCGAATCTATTGTAGATAAAACCGAATGGTTATTAGCAGAGCCGCAGGAAACCGACCTCACCAAGGAAGAAATTACCGCACTTAAAGCACTTGCAACATATTATCCGACTACAAACATATCTATCAATTCAGAACAGTTGGACGGATATACAGTATTTAATTATCCAATTTCAATGGAGAACGATTGGAACTATGTAAAACAGCAGATTGGTGATATGAGGGAAGAACTAAAAAAGAAAGCCAATGGACAAGGAATTACACTTAGCATTAATGAGTCCGGCGGACTTCGGGTAACTTATGACGATGGGAAATAGGAGGATATATTAAATGGCACAAGTATCGGTAGATATTGCACTGGAGAAAACTTCACAAGAGATTTTGTCCTTGCTAAAAATAGTAAAAACAATGGTGACGGATGTATCAAAATTTGATTGGAAAAACTTTTACCAAAAAATGGCAACAGATGAAGTTTTTTCCACAAAATTTTATTGGTATGGTACTAGCACGAACCCAAATGGCGAAAAAATGAATGATTCTGTTGGAATGGAAGCAACCCCGTCTACAGAAACATCCAAAAATCGTGATGATTTTGCGAACCGAAGTGCATTCAGCGCAATGGATTGTAATTTTATCATTGACGAAAACGAAAACAAAATCCCCGTAGCAATTGAAGGTGGAAATGGCTTTAAACGTACTGGAAAAGTAGATGTAGGCGTTATGGTTCCGTTGACCTATTGGGGAATACAGGAATTTGACACTTATTATATTGTACATTTTGCAACAAAACCACATCCAGAGCTTGGGTGCACAACTGTAACTCCATGGTGTGACGAAGAACTCGGATACGGGATTCTGACAAAATATTACGCAGGGCAAATTGACGGTTTACTGTATTCTTCTTCCGGCAATGCAATTTACAATTTTGTTTCCGCACAATCTGGAAATATGGAATTGCAAAAAAAAGGAACCGGATATCACGGTTCTGGTTCTGAACGTGCTGCTTACTTATTGTGCATGTTGTGGATTAAGTATGCAACCAAAAACAGTCAACAGATATTCCAAGGCTGTACCAGATACAGCTTCCAATATAAAGTTGCACAGGCAGACACAAACGTAAATTATGTAGTTCTCCCAACGGCTCAGGCAAATAATTTCAAAGTTGGCTTAACAGTATCTATAGGAGACGCGACAGGGCACACAGATAATCTTGACCGTGGCACTACATGGATGAGAAATATTGCAGATAAAGTCAGAGTAACTGCAATAGAAGCTATTGAAGGAACAACAAATAGTCGTGTATATGTCGAAAAGGCAGGAATGACAATTACAGCAGATACCTATATCAGCTCGATGCCGTTACATTCTGGAACAACAGATAATGTTCAAGGCGTGGATGGTTATGTTGCGAATGACGGAATTTATCCGTTCAAACTCGGCGGTATCGAAGATATGATTGGCGCTTATTATATATCCATGAATGAATTGTGGAACAAAACATCCGCAAGTACAGTTGATTATTATGTACGCGGAAAATCCGTATGGTCAGCAACCGGTGATGGGTGGACTAAAGTTACAACGGTTGACTTAGGTTCTTCTGATGATTGCTGGATTGGAGACATTGATATTGATTTAAAGACCGGTGTAATCACATTGCGAACCAAAGGCGTGGGAGATTCCGTGGGTGTTGGTGACAGAGAATATAACGGTGGTACGGGAACTGGTTGGAGAGAAGCATTGCGGCGCGGTGATCTGAGGATCGGGTCGAGTGCGGGTTTTTCGTGCGCGGGTCTCGGGTACGGCGTTTCGAGCGCGGGCTGGAGCTGCGCCCTCTGCGTTTAAATTCCGAACCTTTTAGGGGTGAATTTTGCGTAGCAAAAGAGGGGGCTGCCCCTCTATAAAATAATGATATATAGGACTTGTCACACAGGCGGCGCGGTAATCTGAGAAACGAGTCGAATGCGGGTTTTTCGTACGCGAATCTCAGGAACGACGTTTCGAACGCGAACTGGAACTACGCCCTCTGCTTTTATAAATTTGACGAAATAATTTAGTACACTGGTACTTTTGTGTGGCATTTCGTGGATTAAATTTCATTACCGTATAAGGTACTTAAATAGGAAACAAAAAGGGAACCGGTATCCTGACGAGGAAACTGGTAGTTTATGCGTAAGGCATAAGCTGGGGCTAGTAGAAATCCGAACGTCCCTCGGAATTTAAACGAGCAAAACAAGCCTTTAAAGGAATTTAAAAATATGAAAAGATGTTGCAAAAGAATAGACATAGCAGATAGATGCTTGATTGAAAGAGCAGTTAGAGATTGCCTGCATGGGAAGATGGACAGATGGGACGTTGTTCGGATGTTTTCTGAATACTCTGGCGTCCCCTTTAACATTATAAAAAAGATCTGCAAAGACTACCGTATGATGAACGGGCTCATTAACACAGTAATTGACGGGATTCAGCAGGAAATTATCAACAAAAAGTATATCGTAAAACCAATCCGATACAGAAAGCAAACTGACAAATGCAATGGGAAAATCAGAAACATTGGAATACAAGATATTAAACAGCAGATTTATGATTACATTGCCGTATATGCTATGGAAGAACTGTTTCGTAAAAAACTAGGCTTTTATCAATGCGGCGCGCTGAAGAAGAAAGGAAATGATTTTGGAGCAAAAGCAATTAAAAGATGGCTTAGTGACCATAGCATACGTTGGGCTTGGCAGGATGATGTAAAGCAATATTATGAAACAATTCCCCAAAAGAAGCTCAAAAATCTTTTGTCCAGAGATGTTGACAATCTTGGAATCCTGCATTTGGTGTTCTTCCTGATTGATACATTTTTAGGTGGACTTTCCATTGGTTCTTATCTCAGCCAGTATCTGGCCAATTATTATATGAGTTATGCCTATCATTTTGCAAGCGAGATGATTTTGAAAATCAGGAAATGCAAGAATGGCACCCATAAAACCATAAATGCAGTATGCCATGTATTGTTTCAAATGGATGATATTCTGATTTTATTTAGAAGCCTGAAAGATTTAAAATACACGGTAAAGAAATTCAAAGAATATATTGAGCAGTTTTTGGGGCTGAAATTAAAGAATAAGTTGAATTTTATCGACCTTAGAAACCAATACATTGATATTCTTGGAAGAAAAGTTTCAAGAAAGAGTCTTACGCTCCGTTCTTATAATTTTATTAGATTCCGCAGAACTGCAAAGAAAGCGCGAGTGCAGCTTCGTAAAGACAAAGATGTTGATTACCAGACAGCCAAAAGCTTTATTGGGAGATACGGTGCGGTCAAAAACTCAAATACCAAACATTTCAGAAAGAAATATCACATACCCTATATTTTGAAACGTTGTGAAGTCAAAATATCCAAAATTGAAAGGAGACTTACACATGCAAATAATGAGATTCAATTTGCCACAGCTTGAAGTTTCGGCGTATCCTCTTGAAAAGGGAATAGATGTTGTAATCTGTCAGAACGAGAGAAAGATCACGGTTGAAAATCAAGACGGAAAATCCGAAGAAATGTATGAATATGACGGAAACATATTTCGGACATTCAAACATACACAAGAGGAAATATCTCAAAATCCATCCGAATACCTTGATTACGCAGGAGACGAAGAACCTACTGCCGAAATGACAGAGTACGCAAACGCTATGGTTGATGCATACACAGAACAGCTGATTATGGAAGGGGTGATATCATGAGAACTTTAGTTGAGAGCTTAAAACGGCTGTACAAATCCGGGAAAATCACTTCCACAAAAATCAAGAGCATGAAAGCTTTGACCGATGAAGAAAAACAATACATTTTAGATGAACATGACAAAACTTGAAATAATATCTGCCCTGTGGTCTGTGATTTTTAATCTTCAATTGGGAATCAGATCAGAAGAAACCAATGGAAAAATAGAAAAGCTTCGGGCAGAATGCCAGAAATATGCAGAAGCAGATGACGAGGAATTATTTTGGGAGGAATCGAAATGAGAGGATTAAAACGTCAAAAACAGACAGTGTATTGGTCAAGAGTGACAGAAGAACTTGACGGGATAGACACAATCAAAACGTACCAAAAGCCAGAATTACATCACCTCTCCGTATCTGCGACCGCCGGAACGCCAGAGGAATTATCCGCCGGTTATATCCCGGATTATGACAGGTATATCACAAACTTCGACCGCAACTTCAAGCCACAGACTGCCGATGTATTATGGATTGACCGCAAGCCAGAACTGACCGACGCAGGCGAACTTGTTTTAGGCGAAGATGGAGAACCTACAGTACCGCCAGATTACCGTCTGAAAAAGATTCTCGATACCCAGAAAGGAAATGTGGCACGATATGGCATCAAGTATATATGAGATGGTTCAGATGGCGAATAAGACGATTAAAATGACCTTATCTCACAATTCTATACAGGATGCGATAAAACAGCTTAGGGAGTACCAAAACGGGCTTAAAAGAAAGAATGAGATATTTATCAAGAGATTGTCCGAAATCGGGCTTGATGTTATTCGGTCCACAATGGAGTCAATACCTGAAGAAGAAAAAGGCGATTATTATACAGAAGTTATAAACGATACTAAAGGCGAAATAATTGGCATTTCAATAAGGCTTTCTGGTACAGATGTGCTTTTTGTAGAATTTTCAGCAGGGATTTCATACGGCACTGACAGCTATCCACTTCCATCCGGGGATGAGTACGGGATGGGTACTTACCCCGGAAAAGGCAATTGGGACAATCCTAACGGTTGGTGGTATAAGGATGAAAGTGGAAAGTTACATCACTCTTTTGGAAATAGGGCTTATATGCCGATGTACCATGCGGAAGAAGCTATTATCATTTCCGTACGAGAAATTGCCAAAGAGGTTTTCGGTTCATAGCATTCCCCCGGATTTATTTCCGGGGGTCTTTTTTTATTACCCGAATTTGTAACATCATATGCTTATATATGGAATCATATGCTTATAATATGATATATTTAGAGTGCGAGTTAAAGCAGTAGAAATAGGCAAAATTAGACGAATCATCTGTAAATTACAGGTGATTTTTCTTTTTCAAAAAGGAGGTGTCCCATGATATTTGCCATTAGCAACCCAGTATTAGAAGTATTTTCACGATGGGGCAACTCCATTCAACCATTAGTCGGCAAAGGCAATTTTTCCATGGAAAAAAGCCAGACAATAGCATCTGGCAAAACGAAATACGCCAGATTATTCATGATGGGAAACCCTACGCAGTCAACAAGCCTTGAAGGTCACGAATGCGCAACAGTTCTTTCGTTCCAAACGGAAAGTTACGCATCTGGGACAAAGGCTTTATCGACTGCATACGAAATCGACAGCAAAAGTCATCAGGCTATGATTTCGATGGGGTTTCGCCGGACATACGGACCGGAAGAGATTGCAAACTCCGAAAAGAGTTTCAAACGAATCATAAGCCGGTACAGCAGAATTTACACCGGGCAATTATTGGAAGCGTAACAGCTTCTATTTTTTATATCAAAAAGAAAGGAGAGTGTCCTATGAGTAAAGATAAATTACAATGGCTGAAAGCTGCGGGAATCAGAGCTGTTAAGACAATTGCTCAGACAGCAGTTGCGACAATCGGAACCGCAACAGTCCTTGGAAGCGTTGACTGGAAGATGGTCGTATCCGCGTCCATTCTTTCCGGCGTTTTATCATTGCTTACATCTGTAGCAGGGCTTCCAGAACTGAAAACAGGCACAGATGAATAGAAAGGACGGTGATCCTTTTATCTCCCGGATGCAGGGTTACGCATCAGAGCCATGTGGCTCTTTTTTATTGTAATTTTATAGCTGAAAAAGCAGAAAGGAGCCGAATATGGCAGCAAAAGGAAATATAGCAGGCGTAAGTACCGTTGGTTCGCTTACCGGATATGCAGTTGAAACAACAGCAGGTACTAAACCGACAACTTTCAAACTTCTCCACAGAATTAATGCTTCTGACGAGATCAAAATTGATGTAGAGACAATTGACGCTTCTGCACTTGAAGATGAAGTCGAAAGAACTATTGCAGGACGTGGTTCCACAGGTGGCACATTCAACGTAACTGTGAACGTAACCGATGAAACTATCACTGAATGGGAATCTTTAATCAGTGAATACAAAACAGCAAAAACAGAGGGAAAATCCATGTGGTATGAAGAATACTTCCCGTCTCTCAAAAAAGCATTCTTCACCAAAATCGAGCCGCCGACAATCATTCCTAAACCGGCAAGAGATCAGAACGGTCTGTTAACCGTTGAAATGTCTCTTACTATCAATGAGTACGTTGGACCGAGTGAAGCGGTAGTTCCAACTGAAAGCGAAATTTAAACATATTTGGGAGGACGAATAATATGTATAAAGTTTTAAAAATCGGCGGCAAAGACTACAAACTTGAATATGGAATTGAAGCATCACTGTTTGATGATTGTGTGAAATCCGTAATGAATATGCTGATTTCCACAAGCGGCGGAACAGACAGAAGCCTTAAAGAAATGGTTTCTGGAATGAGCAGCATCCCGAATACTGCGCTTAATGCGTTCTATGCTGGATTACTTCAATATCACGGCAACCATTCTGACGGTGATGGCACTGTCCCGGATTTAGATACCGCCAAAAAACTTGCAGCACAGTATATGGCTGAACATAAAGATGATGAACAGGGTAACTTCTACGGCCTGTTTTCTATGTGTATTGAGCAGATGGAGGAAGATGGTTTTTTCAAATTAACCGGTCTGGAAACGTTCATGGACAACATGAATGCGGCAATGGACTCTGTGAAAGCGAAGAAAACGCCGAAGAAACCGACAGATCATCTGAAAAAAGCTACAGCGAAATAATCTGGAATGAATTATATCCAATGGCTGTGCGTATTGGGATGTCAAGAAAAGAATTTCTCAGAAGTACCCTGAAAGACCTAAGAATCCGTATAGAACAGTATGGAATCTCAAAGAACGAAGAAATTCAGTCGCAATTAATAAACATGGACTATCAGTCGTGGCTGACTGGATTGTATGTGAAAACAAGTATTTCATGTGCATTGTTCCCACGAAAGGTTAGTTACCCGAACAGACCAATTACGCAGGAAAAACAGAATAATTGGGTTGAACACAATCCAGATATGCCAAAGAAATCAGAAGCAGAACTAAGACAAGAAGAACGTTACTACGAACTTCTTATCAGGCAGGCAAATGCAAATATATCTGAAATAGGTAATAAAGAGGGCAAGCAGGATGAATAGTAGTCTTGCTTGCCCTTTATTTTTTTGAAATAAAGGAGGTGCTTATATGCCTGACAACACAATAGATAGCCTTGCGATAGAGGTCAGCAGTAACGTATCAAATGCAAGTAAATCCATTGATGATTTATGCAATAAACTGAATCGTCTGAGCAGTCGTATGTCTGAGAGTATCAAGTATCTCAGACATTTTTCGTCCTCTGTCGGTACGGTCAATTCTGCTGTTCAAGCACTTAACAGCATAGATTCTGGGAAACTGACTACAATAGTTGCGCAACTCGAACGTCTCAGCAAAATAAATTTGAGCAATCTTGAAAACAAGAATCTCAAAGTAAATGTAGAGATTAACTCAGCAGATATGTCTGAAAAACTGAAATATTCTGTTGAAAAATCTTTAGAGACTACCAGAATAGACGCATCTGCATTGTCCAAACAGCTTGCAAGTGCATTTGAAATAAAAGGTGGTGCCGCTTCCAAACTTCAAAAGCAGATAGATTTATTGGCACAACAGCTTACAAATTCATTTGATGGACAGAATTTCACAGCCGGTGACTGGGGAAAGACTCTGGATGACATTGCCAAAAGCATTGAACAGAGCGGAAAGGTCGTAAAATCCAATCTTGGAAGCTATCTGGGCGGCGCAGAACAGGAATGGCAAGACTTCTATAATTACTTTAAAAACAAAAGAATCTATGTTTCCGATATGCTTAAATTTGACATCGGAAAAGGCGAATTTAAAGAGTTACTGCAACAGCACCTTGGCAACATTGTCTCTGACGCAACAAAAGGAATCAACCTCAACTCTGCATGGGGAGAGCTAACAGAAAGGTTCCCCACATTGATTCCAAAAGACACTATAAATGCAGCAGACCAGCTGATAACTGTTCTGGAAAACCTCAAAAAAGTCAGAGATTCTATTAAACCGGTGTCTATTCAATCCCTCATGGGTTCAGAGTCAGATTTAGCATCTACGCAAGTATACGAATCTGTCTCTGAGATGGGAAAACAGCTCGGAGTTGCAATCCAGAAGAACATCTCATCTGCCATGGAGTCCGCAAACGGTCAGATTCCAATTGACGTAAAGATTAATGAGGATAAAATTGCCAGAGACATTCGAAATGCCATTAATAAGGCATCTACGCTTACTTATGACCCGGTAAAAGTAAATTTGTCAGTAAATACGGACGATATAAAGAAAAACATCGAATCCAAACTGAACGGACTGGATTTATCGACTGTAAACAGCCAGTTACAGCAGTTCACGCAGTCCATGAGTACGCTTGGCAATCTTAATCTGAAAGACAGCGGATTAAATTCATTTGTAAATGCCATTCGTAGATTGAACGAAACGTTAAATTCCACAGGCGATGTGTCTGGAAAGATTCAGAAGATGATTTCTGAACTGTCTACTCTTAGCAGTATTCCGGACGTATCAAACAATGTGAACCGGTTTGTTTCTTCACTGGCGAGATTGGCGAATGCCGGCAGTTCTATTGATACAGTTGCATCTAAGCTTCCGAATCTTGGCGAAGAACTTGGGAAAATCACAGCTTCATTTTCTGACATAGGAGAAGTTTCTCAACCAATTAATATTTTTGTTCAGTCAATCGCACAGCTGGCGAACGCAGGGGATAAAACGAAAAAGACAGCCGATCAACTTGAAAATTTGTCAAAGAATCTTAAATCATTCTTCCAGACAATGAGTACCGCACCAAAAATCAGCCGCAATACCATACAAATGACACAAGCTATCGCTCAGTTGGCGAATGCAGGTGGAAGCGCTGGCAGGGCGGCACAGTCTACAGTGAATGCATTTAGCCGATTAGGGCAGGGAGCAGCCGGGGCAGTACGAAAGGTTAATAGTCTTGGAAATGCTGTTGGAAACGTTGGTTCAAGTGCAAAGAAAAGTATACCGAGCATTATGTCTTTGGCAGCTAAATTCTGGACTTTGAAAACAGCAGCTACGAAATTCACAGGTGCAATTGAAAGCTCCATGAATTTCCTCGAAGATTACAACTACTTTCAAGCAGCATTTCGACAGGTAGCGGATAAAGCGGGAAAGACTTGGTCAGAAGCAGGGTATGACTCTGCAGAAGCATACGCAGATTCGTTCAGCCAAAGAGCCAGAGAGCTTACAGCTAAAATGTCTGGATTCGATGTTTCCGATAATGCGATTCTGACTGCAAATAAATCAGGTAAATCACTCGGTATGGACCCGTCTATGCTCTTGAATTATCAAGGACAGTTTGCACAGTTGTCATCATCTATGGGAACAACTTCTGAACAGGCATTAAAACTGTCGAATGCATTAACCATGATCGGCGCTGACCTTGCATCTGTTAAGAATCTTGATTTTAGCACAGTTTATGAGAACTTATCCTCTGGATTAGTAGGTATGAGCCGTGCTGTAGATAAATATGGTGCAAACATTCGTGTGGCAAACTTACAGCAATATGCTTCAAACCTCGGACTGCAAACAGCTGTATCAAAGATGGATCAGGCAAGTAAAGCAATGCTGAGAACAATAGTGATACTGGATTCCACCCGGTACGCATGGGCGGATATGGCAAATACAATCAATATGCCAGCCAACCAGTTACGTATACTTCGTGCAAACTTAGTATCCTGTGCCAGAGCATTAGGAAACATTTTTATGCCAGTCATTGCGGCAGTACTACCGTACATCAATGGCCTTGTAATCGCATTCCAGAGACTTTTAACATATATCGGTTCACTTCTTGGAGTTGATACCAAAATCGGAAAAATGTTCGGTTCTATTGGTGGCGGAAGCGAAAATCTTTCAAATGTGCTTGATTCCATAGATGATTCTGGAATTTCTGATGTTGATAATGCTACAAAAGATACTAATAACAATTTGAAAAATGCGACTAAGAATGCAAAAAAATTAAAACAGTTCCTTGCGTCCTATGACGAATTGGAAATCATGAACAAAAACGATAGTTCCCTGTCAGGCCTTGCAAATTCCAAAATTAAGACGCCATCCCTTGACACATCCGCTCTCGATGCAGGAATCCTTAACGACGCGTTAAATAGCCTATTAGACGAGTATCAGAAGAAATGGGATGCCGCCTACAATTCCATGGAAAACAAGGCTATGGCATTCGCAAACAAGGTTACAGACACATTTAAAAAACTTGCAAAAGCCGCAGAACCTACAACAAAAGCTCTGAAAAATCTCTGGAATAATGGATTGAAACAGCTCAGGGATTTCACATGGACAGCATTAAAGGATTTCTGGAATCATTTTTTAGTTCCGCTCGGCAAGTGGACACTGGGAGAAAAAGGATTACCGCGATTAATCAATGCTTTTAATGATTTTCTCATGAAAATTAACTGGGATAAGATTAACGCTTCTCTTGTGCAGTTATGGGATGTGTTAGAACCATTTGCTGAGAATGTCGGCACCGGCCTGTTAGATTTCTTCGATGATTTCTTTGATAAGGCGGCAGATGGAGTCAATAAACTTCCTGATCTGATTGACAGGTTCAAAGAATTTATCGCAACATTCTCACCAGAACAGGCACAATCTATCGGTTATTTCCTCGGACAGCTCTTGACTGCTTTCGTAGCATTTAAAGGGCTTACATGGTTCGGAAGTATTTTCGGAAAAGATGGAGCGATAGGTAAAGGCATTGCCATGTTAGCAGCGCATCCATATGCTTCGATAGCGGCTGGGCTAGGTCTTACTGTTGCCGCACTTGATAAATTCGGAGTGATTGATGTTGATTGGGAATGGCTATGGGACAAAATAAGTCAGCTAAAAGATACAGTTTCAAACTTTATTAATAATGTCGATTGGAGCTTTTTGGTAAAAACAATCGGTGATGTATGGGATGTTTTCCAACCATTTGCGCAGGGCTTCGGAGATGCCTTTGTTGATTTTTTCGATGTAATGGTAAACGTCATTGGTGCTCCATTAATTAACGCTTTAGCAGTTGCTCTTGAAGCACTTGCAAAAGTTTTGAGTCTGCTTGACGATAAGCAAATAGAAGCGTTGGGATATGCACTTGGAACTTTTCTTGCGGTAAAAGGCGCGCTTAAATTTTCAAAAAAAATAATCGGCGTAGTTAGTTCTATCAGGGCACTTAAAACAATCTTTGGCGGACTGGGAACAGTTCTTTCTACGGCTGGCGGCGCATTGAAGACGTTCTTCGGTTCTGGACTTGGTTCTACACTTGTGGCAGGATTTGCAGATAGTATGACTATCTTAGCAGCTGCAATGGCAGGATTTAATCTCGGAAAATGGATAAGTGTCAATCTGTTCGGCGGCGAAGATAAAACCTTTGGGGAATTTCTGGAAGATAATGTATTTGGTTACCAAAAAGGAGATTTCACCGGAGCTATGGATGAATGGCTGAAAGATATATTCGGAGTCGGAGATAAACTTACAGAGGATGATTTAAAGGTATTTCAGGAGTATGAAGATGCCATTCTTAGTCTGGTTCGCGCAAGTCAGCTTTCAGGCGAACAAGCATATCCTTTATTAACATTCCTTTCCGAATTGAAAGATAACGGATATAGCACAGAACAGGCGTTATTTGAACTCGAACTTAAACTTAATAATCTCGGAGTTTCATCCGAAGATTTCGAGAATGCGATAGCAGGAGTGAACGAGCCGGTCAAAGACCTTGGAGATACGGCAGAAACATCTTCTGATCAGTTTTCAAAAATGGCGGAGCGAATCAACAATGTTTCGTTTGAAGATATCTCAGAACAGCTTACGGGATTCCAGAACCTTATTCAAACTATTGATTTTGCGACTCTGGTAACAGATACAGCAAATGCAATAGACCAGATGGGCGGCATATGGGAAAACGGAAAACAAATTCTCGGTGAAAAAGCATTACAGATTTATCAGGAAATTGCAAAGGGATTAGAGCCGGATGATAACGGTTACTATACTTTAGCAAACGGACAGATGGTGCAGTTCGGAAAAGGCATTTCTGACTATGAAAGCACTCTGCAAAGTACAATGGATTCAACTCTACAGGGGGCAATCAACGGCGTTCTGGATAATAATTCTGGATTTGAATTATTTGCAGAACTTGGAAAGAATCAGATTGTTGCATGTGGTGATGGAATTATGCAGAATAGTAGTCAACTTACCGGAAAGTTAAACGAAACCATTACAACCGCAAGTTCACAAGCAGGAAATACAGCAAAAACCAGCGGAAAAGAAATCGGAGAAAATTCTGTAAAAGGAATTTTGCAGGGATACGAAAGTCAAAAAGGCACGCTCGGTACTGCAACGCAAAGCCTATTTGAAGATTATGTTAAGAAGAGAGCGCAAGAGTCTCTTGATTCTCACTCCCCGTCCAGATGGTTTGAGCAGCTGGCAAAATATTGTGGAGTTGGCTTCCAGAATGGATTAGAGCCGGGCTTTTCCTCATCGTTCACATGGTTTGGAAGAATCCGAACCAGAATCAGCAATTCTATTGGAAACCTGTATAATGTCGGCTGGAACTCTATTATTGGCTTAAACAATGGAATCGTAGGTGCGGCACAACAGCTTTATGCAAATGTGCAAAAAATCGCACAAAATATATCAAATACGTTCCGCAAAGTTCTCAAAATTCACAGTCCGTCACAAGTAATGATGGAACTCGGTGGATTCACCGTTGAGGGATTCCAACTCGGCATGCAAAACATGCTTCCACAAGTCAGATCAACCATCAATGACATAAGCGCAGAAGTACAAAAAATCAATACACCAACCGCAGACATTATCACGAAGAGTGCATCCTATCAGGAAGTAAAGAGCAGAATGTCGGTTGATACAGATGACTTTGTGGATGATATTCGAAAAGAAATCATGGCAATCAGCAGTAACACGTTTGACAATAATCAGATGATCGGGCAGGCGGTCAAAAATGCCTTGAACGGCATGGCAATCTACGCAGACGGACATCTGATTGGATATCTGAAAGAAGAAAATCAGCAGTTCAGAAATCGTAATGGCTACGGAATATTTGAAGGGTAGGTGAGAGGTTATGAGTGATTTTTCTTCTGGCGTTGATTTTCAGGGCTGGATGTTAAAGTTCGGAAGCCAAATTCTCCCGAACAAATTCTTGGCCTATGATGATTATTCCGCAACTCCAAACCAGAGAACAGAGATAGAAGCATACAGGGACTTGAATAATCTCTTGCATAGGGACACAAGCCCGAATTTCAAGACAAAAATAGACTTCAACACGCGTCCGATGTGGTTGCCGGACAAAATTGAAATGCAGTCTGTTTTTAAATCAGGCTTAGTCAATAAGACACAGCGGAGATACAAAGTTACATACTGGGATGATGAAGAAAACACCTACAAAACAGGTGTTTTTTATATGCCCGATGTTGAGTACAAACCTATCAGAGTTGTAGGAAATAACATTTTGTATAACAAAATCAGAATCGCACTGATCGAATACTAACAACCAGAGTGCATGGGTGTCACAGCTCATGTGCTCTTTTATTTTATAGACGGGAGGATGATTATGGCAGACACAGTATCTTTTGACAGCTTATTGAATACAACGACCGGGATGACTGCTATTGTTAACAACAAGAAACACGATGATGATGTAGTTAGTGTCACGGGCGTTGATTGGTTTACTTACGCAGGCAAGACTGCCAGTACCATATATGTTTCTGGAAACAATTTTATCGGATTCGGGCAAAACGCCGAACAGCTCAAAATCTGGCGTAGGGATGGCACGATTTATTATGTTTACCGACAGGAAGGAACGCTTACGTCAGGAAAAAGATTCCTCAAAATCAGAGTCGAGGGATATGTGTATTATTCAAGTACATCCTCATCATACGCGCTGAAATACGAAATATTCTTGATAGAGGGACAGACTCTTTTTGTCAATGTTATTCAGAGGCCTACAAGCAGTTCGTACACCGGCACATCATCAATCACTGACGGTAAAACCACAACAAATCTGAATATTTCTGTATCTTCTACGGTACCAATTTCAATTCTGGTAAAGAATGCAGGCGTATCTCAGGAGATTACTTATGAAAAATATTCTGATTTAGTAATCGCTAGCATAACTGTTTCCAAAATTCCAGATAAGACCACATATTATCAGAAAGAGCTGTTTGATAAAACTGGGCTTGAAATATCTGGAACAACAAGCGCAGGAGAAACAGTCAGTGTCACAGATTACGAATTATCGGGATTTGACAGCAGTTCCGCAGGTACAAAGACCATAACTGTCACTGCATCTGGCAAAACCACAACGTTTGAGATTACCGTCTCAGAAGCCTCTATTACCACCATATCCGTTACTACAATGCCAACCAAGGTAAATTACCACATCGGAAAAGAATTTGATTCTACGGGCATTGTGGTTGCTGCAACGGCAAGCGATGGGAATACTATAGATGTCACAAAAGACTGTGTGTATTCTGGTTTTGACAGTAGTTCCCCAAAACAATGCGAGGTCACAGTTTATTACGGAAATTTCGCTTGCACATTTGAAGTTACTATTATGCAACCAGAAGAAATAAATGGAATGAGTTATGTTAGGACTTCGTATTTCGTAGGGGATACTACAGATATAGCAGTGAGTTATATAGTTGTCGTATATTCGGATGGTTCAGAACAAGTAACCAGTGGCTTTACGGTTGAAAATAAAGTTCTTACAGAGGCAGGCACAGTTACTATTAACGTCAATTATTTTGGTATAACAGACGATACGATAAAAGTTAATGTATACGATTCTTTTTTGGTACATATAGGTTCACCAAATTATGAAGATGTAACAGCCGAATTTAATCTTGATACAAATACGCTTTCCATTTCTGGAACTGGGAAAATTAAAATTTTACATGAAAATTCGGAAAATATTATAGTTCCTGATAGTTTGTTCAAAAGATGTGTAAAGATTGCTTTTAGTGACGGAATCACTGAAATCACGGGTGGATTTAGCTACCAATTTGAAAGTTTAACACATATCGAATTAGCAGACACAATCACAAGTATTGCCGGTGGAAACTTTACCACTTTTTTAGGAACTAAGTTAGAATTTCCTGCGAGCTTAAAAGTTATTCAAGGCGGTACGTTTAGTTCTTGCCCTAATCTATCAGAGCTTGTTCTCCATGAAGGCTTGCAAGAAATTCAAGGCGGCGCATTGAGTGGATTTCAGTCATTGAATAGTGTTTCTTTCCCATTATCATTAAATTTACTATCATCTGGTGCTTTTGCAGGTGCCAAAATAAATAATGTAGAAATTGGAAGCACAGATTCCATGATTAGTTCGTCTGGAATCTATATTCCAAGTTGCAAGAGTTTGATAATTCGAGGCGGAACCATTGATGGAACAGGCGGTACAATCTCACTCTCTGTACTCGAAAACCTTACGTTAAAAAGCGCAGTTAAATTTATCGGGAAATCGCATTTTTCACCGTGCTTCGATACTCTAAAATCAGTTACCATTGAAAGCGGAATAACAGAAATACCACCATTATGTTTTTCAAACTGTGGAAAAATCACAGAGATTAACATTCCTGCAAGTGTTACAAGCATTGGAGAAAGCGCATTTTCTGGGACTTCACTTAAAAATTTAGAGATTCCAAATGGCGTTCAAACCATTGGAAAAGCAGCATTTTCTAACACTCGGCTTGTCAGCGTTTCTGTTCCTGCGAGTGTGACTACCATCGGTGAAGACGCCTTTGTTGCGCAAGCTACAACAAACGTCACACTGAATAAAAAAACAAACGAAATCTCAGGTTCTCCATGGGGAGCAACAGGCACAATCACATGGTTGATTCGAGTAACCAGGCTTGAAGTCACTCATATGCCAACCAAAACCAGATATTTCGTAGGCGAAACTTTTGACAGCACAGGACTTGTAATTACTGCATACTACAATGACAATACATCTGAACAAGTAACCGGATATACCCTGTCAAGCCCGGATATGTCCGCATACGGAAGCAAAACCGTAACCGTTACATTCGATGAAAAGACCGTAGATTTCTCAATTCTGGTTGTTGACATATCTAGCATAGAAATTAAAACACCACCCACAAAGCAAGAATACCTTGTAGGTGATGCGCTTGATTCTACCGGATTGACAGTTTTAGTGAAATACACCGATGGAACATCTGAAACGATAACATCTGGCTTTGCTATTTCCGAACTCGATAGCTCATCAATCGGAGAAAAAGAAATCACAGTAACCTATAAAAACCATACCGCTACATTCAAAGTTCTCGTGTATGAACTGCAAGGAATCCGCATTACACATTACCCTGAGAAAACCTATTACAGAGTAGGCGAAACCTTTGACCCGACAGGGTTGGTTGTTGTGGCTATGCGGACAGATAATACAGAGAAAGAAATCACGGATTACACTGTCTCTGGGTTTGACAGCTCTAAGACTGGCACTAAAACCATCACAGTGTCTTATCAAACTGAAATTGACGGCATAGAAACGTTTGTTGGATATGATGAATTTGAAATCAAAGTAACCAAGGATGGAAAGAACCCATTTGAGGATAACACCGACCCAATCAACGTAAAAGTACATTGGATAAATGGCGAATTTGAGGACTTGACAAACGATAATATTCAATCCAATACGCTGTCATTGCAGGAGTCATTATGCAATAAAGCATACTTCATTTTTGGTGGTTGCATATCCAACCAGATCACATTCAAGTGTTATCATCAGCAGTTTATCGGGACAGATGAATCCACTTATCCATCTGGAAAAATTGAAGTTTATCTTGAATGCAAAGGGACAGAAATTAAGATTTTTACAGGCGAAATTGCGACAGGAGAACGTGATGCAAACTCATTTGTTCGAACCATTGTAGCATACGATTATCTGTATAAATTGCGAAATACTGACATTGCATGGTGGTATAAAAACAACACAAAAGACAAGCAAATGGTGTTTACACAGAAGCAGTTCAGAGATGCTTTATTTAAGTATCTTGGTATTGAACAAGTCGATGTAAAACTCAAATATGACAGTGCATATGTGCCAAATACTGCAAATTCTTCTGAAATGAATGTGGCTAATATACTGGAAGATTTATGTCTGCAAAACAATGTTTTTGGGTGGATGAACAGGGATGGAAAATTTGAGTATAAAAAGCTTAAAAAGAACTGCAAACACCGCGGCACGACAGTTTCCGGCGTTGAAACATTCGATTTTTACGAGTCTGCAGTACATCTCGACAGATTTAAAAGTTTCAAGGCAGCAGAGGGAAGAGTGTGGTTTTTTAACTACGTTTACACAGACCCAGACCCATCCGGTGAAATATTTACATCCGGCGAACCAACCGCACAGGACGCATACGAAAGAAACGTTTTCTACAACCGTAACAGCTTTTTCGTAGGAAATCAAGACTGGCTGAATTACGCCTACGATGCGAACGAGTACGGGGATTACACCCGAACAAAACCGAAATATAAAATTTGTTACGGAACTGTCGCAGAGGATATTATCAAAAAGCAGTATTATCGGGCACAGGGATATTCTGTGGAAGTACAAGGGAATCCGTTCAATATGGTTGGTCAAACCGTGGAAATGACACATTCCAAACTTTCTGAGGACGGTTCTGCAATACAGTGGGTGATTCACAGTTATATTATGAGCAGAACACTTAAATTAGGCATTACAGGGCTTATTGACACATACACTGCCAACAATTCACCGTATAACGGAAACAATCAGCAATTAGGCAAGAACACGCCAGAAATCACATCTACAATCAACAGAACAAGGTCTGAAATGCCGACCATTAGTTATGCAGAATTTACAGACGGAACGGAATCTGGAATTGCAACGATTGATGATTTTACGGACGGTTCTGGAAGTTCTTCAACCGAACTAAAAAAGGCACAATTAAGGTGTGTAAAGCGAATAAAAAAAGCTGATTACGACACTCTGGTAGCCGCAGGAACTGACCGGACAGATACACTGTATTTCACATTCGAGGAGGGTTAATTGATGATATATAAGGCATTTTTGAACAGACAGGAAATCACTGGGTTTCCTGTCAAAGGCAAAGAAACGAGTGAGATATGGGGTGGAAACACACTTCTGTGGAAAAAGTCCGGCGGTATCAGAAAGAATATAGCTGAATATGCTGCATTTGATAAATGCACAACAACTTCTGGGGTTACACTGGTTAATTTAATTTCAGGTCACTACTCGGACATCCCTAATCCTGAAAAAAAATTTGCTATTTTTGTTGGCGGAAGCTCGATAATTAAGGTAATAGATAGTTTTGATGGTTTAGGATTTGCAATAGCATATAAAAATTATTTTTATATTATTCATACAGACGGAAGCCGCCAAAGTGTTTCAGATTTCTGCAAATACTCTGACAAAGGAGAGCTTGTTTTTCGGTATTCAAATTCTGACTCGATTGAAAACATGATTTTTCAGGGATTCTATGTTGGGGATGATGATACCTTTTATTGTATATTTTATAAAAACAAGGGAACTTCATATTATCCTGTGCCAGAGCAAGAGCTCCCCCCGACCGTATTCGGGTATAAAAGCGGAAAAAGAGTTTATAGCGCAGAGATTGAACAAATATACTGTAAACCCGAATCGACAGATTATGTTTCGAATCAATATAAGATATCCGGAAAAACATTTATTGAAACAAACCGTTTCATAACTCCGCGTTATACATATCCATTTACGCAAGCTTTATTGGAAATAGGCACGAATAAACTGGCGTTAGTTTTCATGGATGATACCTTTAACTCACGTTACTATCTTTCGTATGCTTCTTTAGGTGAACACAAAGGCTCTATATATTTAACTGGTGACTATAGTTATAAAAACTACGGTTCATTTGTATGCAAATATGATGGAAATAATTGCGTCCCTGTTTATTCTGCATGGGAAGATACTAGCGCTTCTTTAGATTGGAGAAACTGGGGTATGTATATACGGACTCCTTGTGCATTTTATGCAAATAATATGTACTTTATATCAAGTCCCGATAGAAGTAATTCTAATTATCCTTATGGTGTATATAAACTTGATTTAGTGACTTGCGAAACGCCCGAATTGATATACGGAATGGATAGAGATGAAAAAATAAAAAGAATGCACGGTAGTTCAGAAATTTCATATACTTTTCTCGATGCTATTTGCCTTACAATTGCAAATGGAAAATTATATGTGCATAAGGACTTCTTAATTGATGTTCACAATGGTGCTGTTTATAACGATGTGTATTCTATGGATGAAATACCGCTATAAGTATGGATAAGAAACCCAAAATCGCAAATAAGAGCGCATTTTCCATAAAAACCAAATAAGCCCTTATTCGCCAAAATAACCTCAAAATCTCAGTCCTGACCGTACTAAATTGTAACTATATTAAAGATAAAAAATGAATAATTTGTAAACGTAAATTTTGCTTGTTTTCAGAATAAATCAATCATCTGAGAAAATAATAAAATCTAGAAATAAATATTCTGTCAACGAGCAATTTTCATTTACATAATATCTCAATGTAACGTTACAATAACGTTACCAGTAACGCAATGTAACGCAATAGAATAAGAATAAGAAATAGAATAAGAATATAATTAATATATATACGAGATATATATTAATCGTCAAATTAGGCTAATTTGACCCTGACATTCTTAGTTCGTTTCAGCCCAAAGCAAACCATTTCCATTAGCAACTCTGTATTTGGCTCATATAGCGATTTTATGTGCAATTCGATAAAATCCTTAAATAATATATAAAAATTGATTTTAGGGGAAAATACGGAGCTTACAAGGCATATTTAACAGAAAGGAGCAACACGATATGACAAACGAGCAGAAAACAGTTCTCAGGAAGATTATTTATGCGGTCGAAACCGGTGGACAGGTTTACGGACAACAGGATTATTCCGACTTCACGGAAGCCTACACCAATTCTTCTGAAGAACACGCAATTACAATCGGGGCAGGACAATGGTACGCAACCGAAGCTAAAACACTTCTGGAACGAATTTACGATGCTGACCCGGAGCAATGGAAGAAGATAGATAAGGTCAGACTTCTGGAACAAGTTCAGACTGCAAACTGGGAATGCTTTAATATTTCCAGAGTATCGCAGCTTGCTAATACCATAGTTGCCCTTATTTCGTCCGATTTGGGTGTTAAATGCCAAGATAGCCTTATGGATGAGCAATTAGCAATCTATGTAGAAGAAGCCTTTAAACAGGGCGTTACGGATGCTAGAGCGCAAGCTATGTGTGTGAACTTTAGGCACCAAGGCGGACAAGGAGCAGTAACGAGGATTCTGGCAAAGACCCAGAAACCATATACGCTCGATAATCTCTATGCAGCCTGCCAGACGGACACAGGGAACCAAGTCGGGGCATATAAGGACAGGCAGAGATTTGTTTATAATGCATTAAAAACACATTTTCCAGAAAGCGAGGAAACAGGTATGAACGCAATTGATAAATTAATCCAGATCGCAAAGAATGAAGTTGGGTATCTTGAAAAGGCAAGCAATAGTCAGCTTGACAGTAAGACAGCAAACGCCGGGAACAATAATTATACAAAATATTGGCGAGATATTAAACCAGATTATCAAGGACAGCCATGGTGTGCTGCATTCGTTTCGTGGTGCATGATGAAAGCATTCGGCTTAGACACGGCAAAGAAACTTTTGAAACACTGGCCATACGTTTACTGCCCGACAATGGCAGATTTGTTTACTTTGAACAGCAATCCAAAAGTCGGAGACATTGTTATTTTTTACAGAAACGGCACATTTACGCATACCGGAATCGTAATAAAGGTATCAGGAGATCGGTTCTGGACGGTCGAAGGAAATACTTCTGGTGGCTCTACAATTATCGCAAATGGCGGTGGAGTATGCCAGAAAAGTTACTACAACAGTAACCTTCCCGGAACAAAATTCTGCACTCCAAATTACAGTTTAGTTAAAAATACAACACCAGTTTCAGACTCGGATGTAGTCAAAAAACAGAGCACCAGAGCCTACATTGCGCAGATAAAAAAGGACACAAAATGTTATACAAAATCAAACAAAAACAGCCCGTCAAAACTGTTTCCGCAGTTAAAAAAAGGTGCAGTTGTAGAGGTGATGAAGTATGTGGAAACCGACAGCAAAGGGTTAAGATGGTACTTTGTCAGAATCCCGTATCCGAACGATGATGGTTTCGTTTTTGAATTTATTCCAAAAGGAACATTTAAAAGAATCACAGAAATGGTTAAATGACACTTGTAATATAACAGGCAAAATGATATAATAATTTTGTTCCATACATTCACCCTTTGTGAGCAGAAACCGCCAGTAAGCCCGGTTAATTCCCTCCGGACGCTGGCGGTTTTTATTTATCTCATTATGTAATTTTCATATTTTTCTTTGATTTCCCTTGCCCCATTTTTCCTTATCTGAACAACGTCCCCGGAATCCATGACAAAATTATCACCCGCCGACTGAATGTGATCCATGTTTGCCAGATAGCTCTGATGGCAGCGCAAGAATCGCTTATCAGACAGCTTTTCTTCCAGATCGTTCAGCTTGCAAGTAGTCACAAAACATCGGTTATCTGTTGCAAAAATATGACAAACCCTTGCCCGGCTTTCAATGTACTCGATTTCATCATATTTGAGCCGATTAATCTGTCCGCGGAATTTGAACGTTAATGTTTCATCCTTCATTTGTGACAGAATCTCGTCAATAGCTCGGTATATTCTGCCGTATTCCTTGCCCTTGACCACATACTGCATAGCGCCGACGTCAAATGCTTCTTGCAAATGAGAATCGTCGGCTGTCCAGAATATAATCTTTCCATCATATCCAATATCCCGGAGCTGGTTCGCAATCTCCAGACCGTTCTCCTTTTCCAGAACCATATCCAGTACAATTACATCGTACCATTTCCCTTCTTTTACATCTTCAACAAGCGGATAACCTGCCGAATACTCACTAATTTCATACCGGTAATCTCCTTTGCGCCGCAAGAATCCCGATATGTGCTCTTTAAACAAGTCAACTTCAATTTGATTGTCGTCACATATGGCTATTCTCATATGCGCGCCCTCCTTTCGTAGTCTCAATTTTGTCAAAATACGCAATGATTTTGACAGCACACACATTTTTCTTCCTGTTCGTGGTATTATTGTCCCACAAACAAAGTGTAGCACTTAAAATTGTTAGTGTAAAGCGCTAAAGTTTGACATAATTCGCAAAATATGGTTTCTGTGTCCGGGAGGATGTGTGGATAGAGAGACTGCCTGCGAGAACGACAGGCAAAGAGAAAGAGGGGCGGTTGCCCCTCTTGTTTATTTCGCTAAATACAAAACTGAAACAGTATCTATTTTTACGCACATTCCATTCTCTAACGGCAGATTTCCAATTTCACTGGAATACAAAGAATTAATGCTTTCTAAGTCAGAACCAAGACTTTCTTTATATTTTTTTGAAGCAACATGGTATTCTTCTGAATGTTCGTAATCATCATTCTTATAATCATCGTAGCTGTCATATACGCTGATAATTCCTGCTCCGTCGGTTATTGAAAAGGTGTACTTTCCGGCAGGAATATCTTCGCCAATAATATAAACACCTGGATTTAGCCTGCCGGTATCATCAAGAGAATCATTTTCCTGAGAATTAGAATTTTCGCTTTCCACGTCTTTTAAAACAGCTTCTTTTAATTTAGTTCCGTCTGAAAGACGCGTGATTGATAGCGAATCATCCCAAATTGAGCAAGCCAGAGTATCATTTTTGAAATTCCAAACGTTTGTTAGAACTACTCCATCATAACCACTCTTATAGAAATCATCAGTAACATAATCATAATCATACCAATCCTGCTGAGATGCTTCTGACAATACACCGGAAACCTTTGAAGCAAATGTGCCAACTTCATCATCTGGCACGTTCTCACTTATAACGACGCTTAGATGCAAGGATTTAGTGTTTTTGTCAATCACACATTCAGATGCTTCGACAAACCCATCTTCACCATTGATCTTATTAAGCATTTCATTAATGTTGTCAAAGGAAGTAGCACTGGCATTGACAGGCGAAATGCATAAAAAAGCGCACATCGTTATAATTCCGCAAACTCTCTTTTTCATAAAACCCTCTTTTCTGCTAAAGAAATCTCATATACTGCACTGCAATAAAAACTACTTCAATGATTCCGACAATAATTCCGAACCATGAGCCAATATGTCTATATTCCTCTTTCTTTGTGCCAATATCTACTAATCCTACAATTGCTCCTGCCAGAGCCAGCGGAAACGACAGGATAATTGGCAACGGAAGAATGAATGCCACACCTGCCAGAATGCAGGAAATGACACTCAGGGTTGAATCCTTTTTCTTTTCGCCCTTGCTCATACAATCCCCTCCCTTGTTAAAATTTTACAATATTATACCACTTCATACAAACTGTGTATAGTAAAATATCAAAAAAGTAGATTATTTTTGCAGAAAAACTCCATGATTTTGCACTTCCCGGAAAAATTACACAAGTTTGTGCTATAATGCGTGATATATTTTTAGAAAAGAGTTGGTAATAATGGAGAAGAACAGATACAGGATAGTCGTATTCATCCTGATATTTTACGAAATATTCTGTGTGGTGCATATACCGTCACATGATATAGCAGAACGCCACCGCAGAGATGCGCAGATCACAAAAGAAGCTACGGAACAAATTTATTCCGCCCAGATGCAGCAGTTGAGCGAGGTCAAGGAAATTTGCAATGTCAGATGTTATATTCGCAAAATTTTCTTTGAAATTGCGAAGTTTGCCTACGAAATAACAAAAGTCCATGTGTATATTTGGCAGTTGCCAAGGGGAAATATCGGTGGTATAATGATAAAAACGAACTAATGTTCGGTTCTATTTCCCACAAGCCGGACATATACTGTGATGTAGGTGGTAGTTGTGACAGGGAGGGTTTTTATGGATTATAAGAAAGAGATTATTGAAATGATACAAAAAATACATAATGAATCAATAATAAAGTTTATTTATGGATGCGTAAAAAGAGCATATGACGAAGAAAGGGCAGGAAGATAATTCCCGCCCTTGCATCTTAAAAAACAAATTTTTCAAAAAAATCACACAGCAAATCTTTTTTATCGGGTGGCAGATTATCGTATTCAAGAATAATTCTTTTGAAACGAGGGTCTGACTGCTCGATTTTTGTAACCACATCTCCGAATTCAATATCAGGATCTTGATTCTTTTTCAAATCTGTCAAGTCTGACATTCCTATACGAAAATAATCTGCCAAAGCCCTAATCTTTCCAGTACCCGGCATAGAATTGCCTTTACACCACATATTGAATGTAGATGTGTTTGCGCCGATGGCTTCGGCAACTTCTTTTTGTTGCTTTCCACTTTTTAAAATATACCTATTAAGATTGTTTGAAAATATTCTCTTTTGTTCTTCATCTGTCATCATTATCTTTTCCTCCTTATACTTGGTATTTTACACCATAATTAAATTGAATTCAATAGTAAATTCATTTATTTTGAATTTTAGTGTTGACAATTCAATTTAAATGAATTATAATAAGCCCATAAATCAAGAAAGGAGATGGGTAAATGCCAAAAATTTCATTAGAAGCAGTTCGTGTTAATGCTGGATACAATCAGAAAGAATGGGCTGAAATATTCGGTATTTCCAATGTCACAGTGGTTAACTGGGAGAAAGGAAAAACTGAACCTACATTATCTCAGCTCAGAAAAATGAGTGAACTTTCTGGAATCCCTATGGATTTTATTTTTGTGCCTAACAAATTCAATTAAATTGAATTAGAAAGGAGCAGTATGAACGAATTACAGATTTTTAATTCAGAAGAGTTCGGAGAAGTTCGAACAATAGAAATTGACGGGAAACCGTATTTTGTTGGAACAGATGTTGCGAAAGCACTTGGATACAGCAATCCGAGAAAAGCCATTCTTGACCATTGTAAGGGAGTAACGAAACGTGACACCCCTACATCTAGTGGCGTTCAGTCAATGTCATACATAAATGAGGGAGATTTGTACCGCCTGATTATGAAATCAAAACTTCCGTCAGCGGAGAAATTCGAGTCATGGGTTATGGATGAAGTTCTTCCGGCAATCCGCAAGACGGGTTCATACCAGAAACCGATGACTGTAGCAGAACAGATTCAGTTGTTGGCTCAGGGAAATGTCGAACTTGAAGAAAAGATTGAAGCCGTAAACGATGATTTACAGGAGTTCAAAAAGGATATGCCGTTGCTTGCACTGGAATGCCAGAAAATCACAAAGGCAAAGAATCAGAAAGTTGTTCCCATGTTGGGCGGCAAGGATGCACCGGCGTATAAAGACAATTCATTGCGACAGCTTGTGTACAGTGACATTGATGTGCAACTTCGAAGAGAGTTTGGCGTGAATACCTACAAGGCAATCAAGAGAAACCAGTGTGATGTGGCAATAAAAATCATAAATGAATATGAATTGCCGATGTACTTGAAAGACCGCATTGATACCGAGAATGCGCAGGAAAGTTTCTTATAAGAAAGCGGGAGGCGAGACAGATGTGGAAGAATCACGACCCGTTGGAAATAGTCTTAAAAATATGCCTGATATTACTCTGGCCAGTGTCAATTGCATGGGTGATATGCGCACTGGCCAAGATATTGATAGATTTAGGTATCATCACATAGAAAAAACTCGATAGGAGGTTACAAGATGAATAAAGAAGTACCTGAAGAATTTAAGAATATGACATTAGAGGAGATGAAAAAGGAAATTATCGAAATGATTCGTGAGCTTCCAGAAGAATCACCGATTCACAAAGCGTTGTACGAAGGCATAAAGGAGATAATACACAATGAGTCAGCCAAATGACTTCAAGCACTTCACCGGGAAGAAAGCCTCATTCAAAACGCAGAAGCGGAAGAAAAAGGTAAAGGTGAAAAGGGTTCACAGGAATAAGTATGAGAGGAGATGAGAGGATATGGCAGAAGATAAGAAAGAAAAAAAGCCGGAGAAAATTATCAGCAATTTAAAAAATGGAACTTTGATGAAATGGGACACTGGATACGGGAGTCACAGATATTTTTTAGAAAAAGAAAATGGGGAAGAAATATATCTGAGAGATATAATTTCGTATCTTGCGTTTGGGCTTTCTGGAAGAGTAGTGAATGCTTTAAATGAGAAAGGTTCCTATGAAGAGGGCAGAGAAGAAAAGGACATTATCTCCACCCTCAATGCCTTAGTTAATGCGTATAAGACAGGGCTGTTTTAGTAGTGGGGAGCCCAAAATGGATTTTGAGTAGGAACCGCTTTACCTGACTGAGATCGATTTGGGGCTAAAATGTTCAGAAATTCTTCGTTGTATTTGCGGTACAATTCGACAATTTCTTTAGCGTCAGAACCATCTTTAACAGCTTTTGCGACAGCTAAGTCGTGCGCAATTTGTAACTTATCCATCGTTATCACCTCCTTTGAGGTGATTATAACACAAGAAAGGAAATACATGAGAAAAAGAATAGCAGCAATTTTGTTATCCGGAATTATAGCATTTGGGTTAGCCGGTTGCACGACAGCGGACACAGTAAATCATAATCTGTCAAAAGAAGCCAATGAGTTTAATGTGTACAGAAAAATCACTGTAACCAATGCCAGAACTGACACAATTATGTTACGGGCAGAGGGATATATGTCACTTAGCAACAACAGTTCAAGTGAATTGGTGGTAACAATCAAAACCGGAGAGAACAGTTACTACAAGGACTACATATACTTGAACGATTGGACTTGCTATGTAATGGAACAGACGGAACCTAACAGTGCAGATAAATACCATTACGAATTAGTTTTCTATCCTGAAAGATTAATCTCAGATGTACAAATTAAATAGGTAGTTAGAAATGTAGGAGGTTCAGAATGAATATCCTAAATGCCATTCCCATGTCAGCGATGTTAGCCATTTGCAGTTGCGTTTCTTACTGGCACGGGAACAGTAAATGCGGTAGAAGAAAGGCAGGCCTGATTTACACAATCATACTTGGAATTGTTGCCATGATTCTTGCAGTTGCAAAGCCAATATTTGTGTGAATGAATATAATTTTTCGCGAGCGTCAGCTTTTCGATTGACAATTGAGTCATAAAGTGACTTCGCTTCATCCCAACTATTGCATGGGAGATAGATTAGCATTTCGTGAAAGCATTCGCAAAATTCAACTCTTTCACTTTTGTAATCTGATTCAATCTGTTTTGAAGCAAATTTTATAAATTTTTCAAAGCAAACTTTTTGGTACTGGTAGTATTCGGATTGCTTAGAAAATTTGAAATCAAGTTCTTTCATCTTGAATTGAAAGTAATTGTTCAATCGAGCAGTAAATACAGGTGCTGCAATCGCGACAACTAAAGCAATCCACGCCGCTGTAGCACTCCAATCCATATTAAACACCTCCTTTCATAAGGAGAGTATACCACATAAAAAATCGGAGGGATATAAAAATGGCAAAAGCATTAATCCTGTCAGCTCTGATCGGCGGCATGTCACCGTACCTGCCGTTCTGGAGATTTGACAGTGCATCACAGCCGGTTGCAGTAGCAATCGTAATATTCGCATTATCATTCGTGGTTATCTACCCGGATGAAATTAAAAGAATCGGAGGAAATTAACAGTTAAATATAAATTATAAAATCATATAAGCGTACGTTGAGTTTTATAAGATATTAGAGTGGAATATATTTCCAGGAATCTATAAATCTCAAGACTTATGGAGAAAAATTTGCAAGCTGACACTGAAACGTTAATGCAAATATGTACGGATACGTTAGTCCGGAATTTACGCCTATGGAGAGTACAAGAACTTGTGAGTAGATTGATATTTATATCATCAAAAGCATACTCGTTGAAGTAGGAATGAAACATAGAAGTTTATAACTTTTTATAAGTTTTCAGTGACGGAAAAGAGAGATGATTGAGACAAAAATGGGAGAAATCACACTTAAAGGCAGTAAAGCAGAATTAATAGCTGACTTAGCTATTGTCGTTCGAGGAATCAAAGAAGCCATTATGGAAGGTGGCAAAGAAACAGAGGAATCTGTGAAGCAGGAGATTGACGAAGCGGTCAAAATCGGACTGATGAACGAAGAAGAATTTAAAACTATTCAAAAAGAAAAAATCAAAGAAGTTGTAAAAACATTATTTGATGATTTATTTGGAGGGCTTTTCGATGAAGACAAAGGAGAATGATTTTAATAAAACCGTAGATGAACTGTACCAGTTATGCAGACGCGTTCAGAAAGAAACCGGCAGAACGGTAGCATTTCATTTTGCAAACTACAAGATCGGATGCAGCTTGCACATCAACATATATAAGAAAGAATCGTTAAGAGAGTTTGATATGTACAGCATTGCAGAGGGCGGTTATCAGCAGGGAGAAAATGTGAAGAAAGTAACTGACCATTTGAATAAAATTTTGATGGACAACACATGTCCGTATTGTGAGGGGGATTGCAATGGAGAAAGAAAATAAGATGGATTTCAGAGCAGAGACCGTAGCTGAAGAGTATGCAGAGCTGGTAGGCAGATTAAAGGCATTTGAAGCATATCTGAACACTACCGAAGCAGATACATATTTAAAGAAAGAAGTTTGTGCAACTATGCTCGGACTGAATTTGGAGGACAAGGAAAATGAAATGCTATAAGGGATTCGACAAAGGCTTAAAATGCCGTGATTTTCAGTATGAAATTGGCAAGGAGTATGAAGAAGAAAGAGCCGAGATTTGCGATACTGGATTTCATGCTTGTGAGAATCCGTTGGATGTATTTGGATATTATGCACCGGCTGATTCCAGATATTGCGAAGTCGAGCTGGATGCAAACGATCAGAAATCTGACGACAGCAAGAGAGTAGGAAAGAAGATTTCGATTAAAGCAGAAGTCGGAATTGCCGGAATTATTAAAGCTGGTCTGGAGTACATCAAAGATCAGGTTAACTGGGACGATGATAAAAAGTCCAACGCCGGAAACTGGTCAGCGGCAACCAACACCGGAGACTGGTCAGCGGCAACCAACACCGGAGACTGGTCAGCGGCAACCAACACCGGAAACTGGTCAGTGGCAACCAACACCGGAGACCGGTCAGCGGCAACCAACACCGGAAACTGGTCAGCGGCAACCAACACCGGAAACTGGTCAGCGGCAACAGTAGAAGGAAAAGAAAGCGTCGCAATGGCCATTGGATACAATTCTAAGGCTAAAGGTTCACTTGGATGCTTTATTGTACTGGCAGAATGCAAAGAGCTGGGCGGTGAATACCACATCGTAGATGTAAAAAGCGCAAAAGTTGACGGTGAAAAGATTAAGCCAGATACATTCTATAAACTCATTAACGGCGAATTTGTAGAAGCAGATAAAGAGTAAGAAAGCCCTGCGGGTACCACCATACCGCGCAGAGCCGCGTATCTAACTTAATTTGGCTAAGTTAAATACAGGGCAAGTATAACACACCTTCCTGTATTTATCAATAAATAATTTAGGAGGGCATTTTTTATGTCAAAAACACACATCCAGAACACAGAAACACCAACACTTGCAAGTGAGATTATTTCCGACCTTGAGAAAGAAAGGCAGAAACTTAAAGCCGAAAACAAGAATCTCAGAGAAACAGTTGTAACACTCGGCTTGATGCTGACAAAGATTTTGAAAGAAGGTGATATACCACATGAAGATGCGAGATGAGAACCAGGTACTTTTATCAGGTGACATTCCGGCAGGGTTTGTGTTCTCACATGAAGAATACGGTGGAACCAAGATGTATGAGGGAAGAATGACAATATTCAGAAAGAGTACATCCTATGACATTCTTCCAATTATTGTGCCGGAACATATGATTTCAAGGGAAACAGAGCTGATTGCCAGTGTATATGGTGAAATGCGAAGCCGTACAGTCCGGGAAGATGGTAAGAAAAGCCTTGTAGCATATGTAAGAGCAATGAACATTCAGTACCTTGAAAGACTGGAAGAACACGATGCGAACGAAGTTTATCTGACTGGATATCTGATAAAAAAACCAACAATAAAGATGATTGGCACAAACAACGACAGGAAGTTGGCAAGAATACTTCTAGCGGTAAACAGAAAGAAGAAAGCCGGATATACCAGATCAGACGCAATCAGTTGTTTGTGCTGGGAGGAAAACGCAGATGTCGTAGAAAATCTGAAAAAGGGAACAAAAATCAAACTCCGCGGAAGATTCCAAAGCCGGGAACTCTGGTCTGATCAGAGTCAATCATGGGTAACAGCGTTGGAAGTATTAGTAAAAAGATTGGAGGTTTTGTAATATGAATAAAATCGAAGTAAGAGAAATTAGATTGACCGACTTTAAAGGTCAGCAGGAGAAAAGAATAGAGTTCGGTCACAGAACAGTTGTTTCCGGGAAGAACGGATGCGGGAAAACCACACTGGCAGACGCTTTTATGTGGGTGTTCTGTGACAAGGACTACAGTTTAAAGAGTAACCCGGATATTAGACCGGATGATGGTAGAGAATGTCTTCCAAGAGTTGATATTGACCTTTTGATTGATGGGAAGCCGGTAAGCGTAGCGAAGTTCCAGAAACGCACAGAAAGTAAGCCAAAGGACGGAAAGCCGGGAAAGGTTGCATTATCAAACAAGTATGAAATCAACGGCGTTCCGAAAGCTGAAAGAGATTTTAAATCCGATTTGAAAGAACGTGGGTTTGACTTTGACAATTTCCTGATGTTGTCCCACATGGAAATCTTCACAGACCTGAAAGATGCAGATGCCAGAAAGATTCTGTTCTCTATGTCAGACGGTGCCGGGAAAACGGATTTAGAGATTGCCAAGGCAGTTCCAGACTGTACCGAGTTAGCACCGCTTCTGGAAACCTACAAGGCAGACGAAATCAAAGCCATGAACAGCGCAACGCTGAAAAAGGCAGAGGAACAGTTGAAAGCCATTCCAAACCAGATTATCGGCATGGAGCATTCAAAAGTCGATGCTGATACCGCCGAATTGGAATTGCAGAAGAATGTCTTACATGAGCAAATTGCTGACATTGAAAAGCAGATTGCGCAGTCGGGAAACGAGAAAGCCGGAGAGATTAAAGCAGAACTGGCAGGGTTAAGCACCAAACTGTTAGAGATAGTGTCAAAAGCTAAAGCAGACTTGTTAGAACAGAAATCATCGGTTTGCAATAAAGTTAGCACTCTTGAATTAGACAGGAATATCAAAACATCAGAGCTGAACAGAAAGACTTCCACATTGGAGAGCCTGAGAGCACAGAAAAAAGAGCTTCTTGAAAAATTGCAGAACGCCAGAACGCAATATCCAAAAATCAAAGATGCAGAATGGGACAGCTCAACTTTGGAAAGCATTGAATCCGAGACATTCAAGGATGCGGATACCATTTGCCCGACTTGCGGTCAGAATCTTCCGCCAGAGCAGATTGAGCAATTAAAGAGCAGATTCGAGCAGAAGAAGCAGGAAAGAATCAATCAGCAGTTGAAAGCTCAGGAAGAATGGGAGCAGGACAAGAAACGCAAACTTGATGAAGTTATTGAAGTTGGCAATAAAGCGTCTGCCGATATGAAAGAAGCGCATAAGCAGGAAGAAACTCTTACATCCGAGATTTCCAAGCTGACAGGGGAATTAGAACAGATCAAAACTTCTCTGGATGCAGAAAACAAGAATCTGGAAGCCATACCGAAAGAACCAGACTTCTCAGGAAATGCCGAATATCAGCAGATTCTTGCATCAATCAAAGAGAAACAGCAGGAGCTTAATTCTCTGGACAATGGAGAAGAAGCAAAGAAACAGCTTTCAGAGCAGTTATCAGGAAAAAAACAGGAATTGGCAGCAGTTAATCAGAAAATCGGAGAAGCCAACAATAATGTTCGTATCGACGAACAGATCGAGAAGCTTCAGGAAAGCCAGAAGCAGTACGCACAGAGCAAAGCTGATGCACAGATGATTCTGGACGAGCTGAAATCACTGAGTATGGCAAAAAATGCAACCCTTGAAGATGCGGTAAACCAGTATTTTGACGGGGTTAAGGTGAAACTGTTCGATACGCAGAAAAATGGTGAAGTAGTAGATGCTTGCATCTGGTACGTGCAGGACAAGGACGGTAACTGGAAGAAACTGATCGGGAACGCCAATACAGCCCTGATGATGAAAGGCAAAATTGCTATCATGGACGGCTTGCAGAAGTTTTACGGCGTGAGTTATCCGATATTCGTAGACTGTGCAGCAGAACTGGACAACAGCAGTCTGTCAGGTATTAAGGCAGATGCGCAGTTGATATTATTGAAAGTTGCTGAGGGGGATATGACGGTAACAAAAGTTTGATTATAAGAAAAGGAGATACAAAATGGCAGAAAACACACAGGTAGCAAACTTTAACACACAGCTTTCTTATTACACAAATCGTTATGTTGATTTAATGGAAAGAGATTTAACTTCAAGAGGAATGGAATTTGATTCATACTCAAAAGATTGTGTAGTAGCGGCAATGGGATCCATTTTCCAGATGGTGCATGAGAGCGGTGTAAGTTTTGAAGCAATCAACGGTTCTAATCTTAAATTTATCCTGAGCAAAGTGGCTGCATTGAAATTGAACGCAAACGCACAGCCGAGAGAATGTTATTTCCAGATTAGAAATGTAAATGTAGCGGCAAAAGGCCAGAAACCTCAATGGGAAAAGAAAGTCGAATTTGCGGTTGAGGGTGATGGATACGATGCTCTTGTAAGTAGATACGGTGTCAATGTAGCTAAAGTATTCCCGTACTGGAAAGTTAGAGAGGGTGACAAATATACACCGCCGAGACATAGGGGTGTAGAAATCACGCCGCCAGAATGGGAGGAATCTGGCGTAGGTAAGGTAGTCCGTATCGTATATCCGATTCAGTACAAGGACGGACACGTTGAATATCTTTCTTGCGAAAGAGCAGATGTACTGAAGAACCTTGCAGCGCACATCAAGAATAATCTCCAGAATGAAACGTTTGGAATTTGCGCAGATAGATATAAAGCTACAGATGCGCAGAAAGCCCAGATTGAAGCAAAGAAAAAAGAGATTATGAAAAAGGTCGCTGACATTGGAGAACTGGAAGCAATCATTGATTGTGAGGAATTAAGACCGTATATTTCACCGTCTTATTATGAAACACAGTCAAGAGAATCAATGATTATTCGTAAGATGAGAAACAACATTATGAAGTCTATTCCTAAAAGATGGGACAATCCAGTGCAGGCTTACGAATATAACATGATGGACGCTACATACAGAGAAGTGCAGGAAGAAATCGAGCAGAACGCCAATGCAGAAGAATTTGTTCCAGATGAGCCAGCGGCAATCAAAGAACAGCCAAAACAGCCGACAGTCACGGAAGTCGTAAAGACTGTCGAGAAAGAACCAGTTCCGGCAGCAGGCAAACAGGAATCAAGCATTCCAGATTTTATGAAGCAGGAGGAAATGTAGGATGGAAGCTGCATTAATATGGTAGGAACATTATCAGAAGCATTCAAAAATATGGAGAATGGTCTTTACGATTACACAGAGAATGGAAAATGTACAGGGTGTGGGGATTGCTGTTCCACCCTACTCCCGGTCTCTGGTAAAGAGATAAAAGAAATCAGACGGTACATCAAAAAGAATCATATACAGGAACAGCAACACAATTATCCAGTCAAGAATCTTGGGATTGACCTGACCTGTCCGTTTTTGAATGACTCAAAAAGGAATAATAAATGTGAGATTTATCCGGTCAGACCGGAGATATGCAGAAGTTTCATGTGTAATGACCCGCACGGGGCGAGACAGAATAAGAAGTTATTGCATAAGAAATACGAACCGGTTGACATGAGAGAATTATTCTTCGGAGATGATCGAACATGATGCACTTCGATTGTATCAATTTTGATCGGTGCGACTCAGGAAAGTTCGGTAAATATATGGCTTGTATCGGGCGGTGTGAAAACTGCCCGTACTATGAGTCGGTAAAAGACTATTTCGAAAAACGAGGTGAGAACTATGAGGATTATATCGCAGGATGGAAAGATAAATCTTCCGTATGAAATGACAGCGTTGCTTGTTTCAGACAATTACGTGCAGGCGGTGTTTTCCGGAGGAATACAGCAGAGTCCATATATAATGGCAGTTTATGAAAGCCGAGAAAAGTGTCAGAAAGCAATGGAAATGTTAAATAGAGTGTATGCAGGAATGTTTTTATCACAAAACGTTGAAATGAGTGATGACGATTACGAGGAATGTATAAAAATGGCTGCAAGAGGTTTTGGAATCATCAAAACCATGGTTAACAGTCCAGATATAAAATTTGAACCGGCAAACATCGTGTTCAGGTTCCCGGGGGATGATGAAGTATGAAAGAGGTAGGAAGAAAGAAAATAAATTGGGATTCCATTGTGACTGTGGAATTATCGCTTAAAGAGCTTCAATTAATAAGGGACGCAATGGCGGCTACAGATTTAAAAGATATGAAAGAATTATGGCGCGGAACTCCTCCATATCAGCAGGACGATAAAAATATGATTGGAGAAACTGCTTCTTTAATTTTAAATAGCTACAAATAAACAGAAAGCGAGGTGATGAAAAATGTTCATGAAAATAATAAACACAGGAAGTCAGCCGGGAAACTGTTATGCGCTTAAATCTGAATCCGGCGAAATCTTACTTCTGGATTGTGGATGCAAATACCCAGAGATTTTGAAAGGAATTTGTTACAGAATATCAGATGTTTCGGGATGCCTGCTAACCCATGAACACGGTTAAGGAGATCACCGAAAATCGTTTAAAGAAATCCTTAATGCAGGAATCCCGATTTACACCAACGATGAGACAGAAGAACATATAAAAATCATCTCTGGTGAGCTGATGATTGGCTTACCAGAAAAGAAATCGAAGGACATAGGTTCGTTCCGGGTAACACCGTTCTATGTCCCACACGACCAAACGCCAAACTTTGCATACCTGATATCTCACGAAGAATGTGGACGACTGATATATGCGACAGACTTCCTACATTTTCCACTTACATTCAAGAACATGAGAATAAATCACTTCCTTATAGAATGTAATCATCTTGATGAGTCACCGGAGCAGGACTCATTCAAGTTTGAACACTCCATCCGGGGGCACAGCAGTTTATCTACCGTAAAAGAGATTATCCGAGTGAACAAGACCGCTTCACTCAGAACTATAACGCTGTGCCACCTGTCAGAGGGATGGGGAGACCCGGAAGTGATGCAGAAAGAGATACAGGACGTTGCCGGTGATGATGTTCTGGTGCAGATCGCAAGACCGGGACTGAATGTTGATTTGAATTTATGCCCGTTTTGAAAGGAGAAAAATGGCAAAGACTATGAAATATCAGGATGGATGCTATCCAGAAAATTTTATAAGGCGCTTACTAGATTGCGGAAGTGTTGAAATATCGGAAGACCAGACAAAAGGTTACTTAAACATTTACGAAAAAGTATTTAATGTACCAGGATTCTTTCATTACGAAGAAAGCATCAGGCGAAGATATCAAGGAATAATAGAAATGCTTTATAAAGAAAAATATTCGGTTAAATATGTGTCTAATTTATATGGGATTTCGAGAACCCGAATTATGCAGTTGGAAGCAAGAATTGTTGATATATTTCGTAAACCGCAATTCAAACCATTTTATGAATTAGGATTAAAAGGTGTTAAAAAATACGAGGAAGAAGTCGAGAAAGAAAAACAGGCGATAGGATATAAGGATGCTTACATTTCCGAATTAAATCTTACAACACAACAAGAAAATGCTTTAACACGTGCAGGAATTAATAAAATTTCTGACATTACAAGTTTTCAGCGATTGAGTAAGATAAGAAATTTAGGGTACGAATCAGCACTTAAAATTATGGAAATAGCGGAAGGAAGAGGATTCCAAATTCCGTTTTCGGAAAAGAAAACATACACATATGACAAACGATAATTAAAAAAGCACCGACTATTTATCGGCACTTTTTACAAAATCTTGGAGAACAGTAATGACCAGATTATTAAAACTCCTGTTCTCCTGCTTGGCAATTTGCTCAAGTTGTTCTTTAAGCTGTATCGGGAACGTGATGTTAGTTCTGGTCTTATCAGATTTGACGGTCATGTGAAATCCCTCCCTTGTTTTTAGAACATTGTAGCATTTTTGCCTGTCGGTGTCAATCAGATACCAAAGTGGTATCATTTTTATCTTGCAATGCAGGTATCGAAGTGGTATCATAATGGTATCAAAGACACACCGAAAATGAATCGAGGTGATAAGTTTTTAATAATGAAAAAAATAAATTACAGACAAATTTATATGATGAAAAGTCAACGCGAGAAAAAAATAAGAGAAATATGCCCGGGTATTCCATATTCAAGCGGCATATATGCTTTTTACAGAACTGATGAAGCAGGAATAAGAAGAAGCTACGTAGGGCAGGCAGTTAGCCTTTGTGAGAGATGTGCGAGCCATTTAGGAGAATACGATCACATAGCGTTAAGTCTTAAAAAACATAAATTTTACAGTGAAAGTAACCCCACTGGATGGAAGCTTACATATATGACCTGCAAAAAGAGCGAACTTGACCAGAAAGAAATTGAAACGATCAAATCTTTTGCTGACAAAGGTTTTCAGATGTATAACATCACAGCAGGTGGGCAGTCGACAGGAAAGCAAGTAACAGGACAGTATAAACCGCCAAAGACATATATGCAAGGTGTACAGCAGGGAAAGAAATCCCTTGCCAGAGAACTGTCGCACATCATAGATACACACTTGCAAGTTTCACTAAAACCAGAGAAGCAGAGCAATAAGGTGTCAATTCGGGCTTTTGAAAAGTTTCAGAACTTGATTGATGAGAAAACATACGAAAAGGAATCGTAAAAATGGATAATTTTAGACATCGAAAACATATGGAATGGAAGCAGAACCGCCGGGATATTTATTATTTTATTTTGAAATACTCAAAATCGCATAAAGGCACACCTCCGACAAGAATTATATCTGATGAGCTGGAAATTAGCATGACAGCCGTTCAAAGGCATCTAAGACAGTTCGAGGACGATGGATTGATCGTATTTCACGGAACTGGTTCGCACAGGACATACGAACTGATAGGAGCAAATAAACATGAAACTGTATGATGTATATGACGGAATGAAGTATATTGGAGAAATGACTATTGATCAGATTTCAGAGCTGACGGGAAAAACAAGGAGCCAGGTATCAAGGGCGATTTGTTCGGCCTGCCTGCTCGATGAAAGATATGCAATTGTGTATGATGGGTGGGACACAATCTGCAAAACAAATAAAAACGATATGAGAATGCTGATGGAGTTTGATGCTCTGGCAGGCAAAATAAGGAGGGCTGTCGGATGGGAAGTCTAAAAAAGCGTGGAGGTCTAACACAATGAATAAAATGCGTGAATATGAGCGAGGCAGGGAGGATGGCCTTGATCTTGCCAGACGAATTGTCAAACAGGGCGGGCTTGAAGCCCTCGAGCAAGAATGCAAGTTCCGGGGTGCGACCGGGATACATACCTCTCTGGCAGTAAAAGACCTTGATAAAGCGTCAGAAAAGATAAAAGAGGTTATAGCGGATTCATTTGTAATATTGTCAATCGCTGTTCTGCATGATGATTTCGGTTTTGGCGAGAAACGCTGTCAGAGATTTAGAAATGGACTTGACCGGGCTGCTGATTATATCAATGACGGTCTGGCAGAATGGATTGATTATGTAGACGCTATTAAAGAAGAGTTAGGGATTGTATTAAAGAATCCCGGAGAATAACGGACAGGTAGCGTTTGGATAGGAGAAATAAATGGATTTAGAACAAAAAGCAATTGAGAGAATTCGACTTGCATCTGATCTCTCGTTGAAACATTACGGAAAGCCTCTTGTATGCACATATTCCGGCGGGAAGGATTCTGACGTGATGTTAGAACTCTTTCGTAGGGGGGGCATACCATTTGAGGTACACAATAGTCACACCACGGCAGATGCACCGCAAACTGTACGGCACATACGAAATGTATTTAAAAGTTTGGAAGAAAAAGGAATTAAATGCGAAATAGAAATGCCGAAGTATAAAGGCGAACATATCACGATGTGGAAATTAATTCCATTAAAATTGATGCCACCAACAAGGCAAGTTCGCTACTGCTGTCAAGTTCTTAAAGAAACAGGGTGCACAAATAGATATATTGCCACTGGTATAAGATGGGCTGAAAGCAGGCAGAGAAAAGAAAGAGAAGAATTTGAAAAAATTGGTGCGACAAAGGCAACTAAAGAAAAATTCACATCAGTTATGCTAATGAACGACAATGACGCCAATCGCAGAATGAATGAACTTTGTATGCAGAAAAACAAAATGGTTGTCAATCCCATCATTGACTGGAAGGATTCTGATATATGGGAATTTATCAATTCAGAGCATATAGAAACTTGTGATTTGTACAAATGTGGATATGATCGTGTTGGCTGTATCGGCTGTCCTATGGCCGGGAAAAAGAGGTGTAAAGAATTTGCAGATTTTCCTAAGTACAAACAGTCTTATATTAGAGCTTTTGAAAGAATGTTAGATGCTCGAAAAGAAAAAGAATTAGAAACTCAATGGGAGACCGGAGAGGATGTATTTAGGTGGTGGATGAACGACGACAATTTAGATGGTCAGATGGAATTATCTGATTTTATTGAATATTAAAATCATGGAGGACTGCACAATAGCGTGTCAGTTTCTTACATGGGGAAAGTGAGGATGGCAATGAAAAATAATAATTACACTTCATTTTTCAAAACGAAACCAAAGAAAGTAGAAAGATACATTCGTTGCAGAAAATGTGGTGGAAACATGGAATGGAGTAGGGACTTTCCACCACAAATCAAATGCACGAAGTGCGGATATACTGCATATCCAAAACCTTATGAGCCAGATTGTATCAAACTGCCAGAAACATGGGAAGAATATTTTGAATTGTATGAGAAAATAAGGAGGAGAAATGGATAAATTAAAACCGTGTCCGTTTTGCGGAAAAGAGATAGATACGGACAAAAATGTATACATTCCAGAAAGAGACTGGGCACCGTCTTTTTACGATCCTGACAGTGGGGGGATCCAATAGCCATTCACTGTGAATGCGGATTAACATTTTGCACAGACACATGGGATTGGAAGGAAGCTGTTGAAATATGGAATAAAAGAGTAAACAAGGAGGGCACGAAATGAAATTATTTAAAACAGTAGATGAGAAATTAGCGGAAATTGGATTTGTAAAAGAAGAAGAAGACAAGTATGGGTGTGTGTATAAAAGAAAAGATAAGGAATATAATTTTACACAAAAAGTCTTCATTGGACACAAAAAATCTGGTGGACATATTTTGCAGTCATATGATCCAGATTTAGGAGATGATAAAGGGATTGGAAATACTTGTGTTGGTCTTACAGGATATGAAATGAAACTGTTTATTAAAAAGATGAAGCAGTTAAAAATGTATGCGGGTAAGGAGGACACAAAATGTTAATCAGAAGTCAGGATAAAAGAATGATTGTAAATTTCGACAATATTTGCACAGTATCAGCCTTTCCTGAAAAGGATAGTGAGGATATCTATGTCGAAGATGGCACAGGCTCACTCATGGCCGGAAAATATTCTACCAAAGCAAAAGCCATGAAAGTACTGGATATGATTCAGGAAGCCTATGAAGAATATAAAATTACCTGCACTTTTTTGACAGGATTTACAGGACATCGAGCAATTGTAGAATCAAACGATATTCAAGTCAATGGTTTCAAAGAACTTGTAAAAAGTTTTAAAAAGAATATGGTCTTTCAGATGCCAGAGGATAGCGAGGTGGAAGTATGAGCGACGAAATGACATTTGCACAGAACGAAGACGGCACATTTAGTGCATACGATGATACCTATGACATTACAATACATTGTGAGGCAGAAGAGGAGCAGAAGAAAGTTATTGAGCGTTTAAGAGCCACCAACTGGATTCCGGTTAGTGAGAGACTGCCGGATGTAAGCGGAACATATCAAGTAACTTGCATGGACGGAAGAATACATCGTTCAACCTACGCAAAATTTCAAAGCAAATTGAAACGATGGGAATTAACTGGTGCTAGGTCGTATTGGAAGGTCATAGCCTGGATGCCACTTCCAGAGCCATATAAGGAGGATAAATGGGAAGATGTAAATTAGTGTGTCCAGACGGTGAAATAGAGTGCTGTATCTGCTGTGAGAAACAAGGCGGTTGCGATAGCCGGTGCGACATGATGGATAGCTACGAATACGCAGAAGATTGCGAAGATTATGTTGAGGAGGATGAGCCATGATTACATTCTTATTAGGATTCACCCTTGGAACCATATTCGGAGTGGTTGGTCTTGCATGTGCAGCGATCATGTACGACAAGCACCACCCAGACGATTAGAAAGGAGAACAGTATGCTGACAAGGAACAAAAAACTGAAAGACTACGGTATTCCGGCAGAGGACATTGAAAAACTGAATACGATGCTGAAAGACTTCCCGGCAGAGTATGGATACCTGCTTACCGGTGCTGCCTTGTCAGCTTGCCCGAAAAACACGGTGATAGCGGATATGGTTATTGAGAATATCTTGCACCGGAAAAGTTACAGGAAAATCAGCAGAGAAAGATATATCCCGATGAACCCGAAAGACTTCTACGGATACAGGCGCAAGACCGTCGCTGTACTGTATGAGAGGATGCGGTTGTTGGGAGTGTGGGAGGATGAAAGATGAAAGAATATAGATGTCCAAAGTGCAATAGTAAAAACCTTTTTGTCAAGAAAGTTGGGAATAATACGGGATTGTATTGCGGGGATTGCGGTGCATGGATTAAATGGGTCGGGAAAAATGAGCTGAGAGCGTTTGAATATTTAACTAAGCAGAAACACGTAGACGATGCTAATAGCAAACAAGACGATATTGCAAGCATCATTTACGGCACTCTCGATCATATGTATTGCGATAATTGCAGATTCAATAGCGAAATTAAAGAAAGTGATAATGGTGAATGGAACTGTGATGAATGCCACAGAAAATATAATGGATGGGGAGTTTCCATGCAGGAAAGTAATAAAATTGCAAAAGAAATTTTAAAACAGTTAGGAGAATAGAATATGAGCAGACTGATTGATGCAGATAAGATCGATTTTAACGAAGTTTTTGTTGGTGCAAGTGAATTTGCACAAGACACAAGAAATGCGGCACAAATGTTGATTGATAATCAGCCGACAGCTTTTGATGTAGATAAAGTTGTGGAACAGATTGAATCCATCAAAGAAAAGGAACAGGGAGCTTGTACAGATGAGCAATGCAGATTCTGCGAATATTTCAATGATTGTTGGGATGGCGATATGTGCGACAAGTTGGCACTGGATAAAGCAATCGAAATTGTGAAGGAGGGTGGAGTTGAATGAGAGAAATTCTTTTCAAGGCAAAGAGGGTTGATAATGGAGAATGGGTTGAGGGGTGTTTGGTAATAGATCATTCACGGTCAAACTTATTTGAATATCGAATGCAACCAGTTGAATCAGGTGTTTTATACGCACCACCTATTAATCCAGAAACCCTCTGCCAGTTCACGGGACTTTGCGACAAGAATGGGAAGAGAATCTGGGAGAATGACATTCTGATGGCACACTTGGACGAATCCTACCCAGAGGATGCGGCATATGAAACCGTTGAATGGAACGTTGCCGGATGGGTAGCGCACGAAACTGGTAGCACGGATAGAGAATATATTGATAAGTTTGATCTTGAACATTATGAAGTAGTTGGAAACACTTTCGACAATCCAGAATTGTTACAGGAGGAACACAAATGAGTAGTGCAAGTGTAAGATTCGGAACAAAAGCGTATGTATGCGCAAGATATTTTCTCAGACCGGGAAAGTGTTTCAAATACATCGACCAGTGCGGTGAAGATGCCACAGAACACGTCTATGAAGTCATGGCATTATATCCGTACTGTGTTCTGTTAAGAGATACCAGAAACGGGGTCAGGACTTGTCCGGGGTACAATACTTTGAGCCTGATGCTGAGAGGAAGTGAAGTGAATGAGTAAATTGATGGATACACCAGAGGACTGCGGAAAATGTAAATTTATAAGCGTATTTTGGTGCAGAGCAATGGGCGGCAGGAGAGTTCCAAACAATGATTTAATCCCTGATTGGTGTCCACTTATGGATTTGCCAAAGAAAGACAATGGAGACTATCCAGCTGATACGTCTGATGCTAGCTTTGTGGAGGGCTGGAACCAGTGTATTGATGAGATTACAGGAGGAAATTCTGATGATTAATTTAACTGGAAAAAGCGTGTTTGTAAAAACGCAGGAAGAATATCTGAGCGTTCTGAAAATAGCAAAGCTTCAGGGATTCACATGGGCGAGAGAAAACCATTTAAACCATATCGTAATTCCGCTTCCAAACATATTGAATTTTTACGACAGTAAGATTGTTACTTACAGCTATGTTGAAAAGACAGTGTATGAAGCATCCGAACTCATTGAAACAAAAGAAATGACTGCGAGAGAGTTTGCTGAGTGGATTGCCAATACATATTCTTTATGCGGCAATCGTAAATGTTCAGAATGTGTATTGAGCAAAAATAACACTAAGTGTGACGTATGTTTGTGTGGAATAGAAAACTGGAAAGACAATATTGATGAAATTCTTGAAATTGTGGCATCGGGTAGAACTATAGTTCCTACACCCGAAGAGAAGGCAATTGATACTCTTGAAAATTTTATCGAGAATCCAGACCATGTAGCGTTAAATGATGAGTTTGTAGGGGCATTGAAGCTGGCGGTGGAGAAATTGAAAGAGGTGAAGTAGATGGAGAGATTAACAGAAAGATATGATATTACACCAGATGGAGAATCAGATGTTTGGGTTAAACAGCACGATTATATTTCGGCAGCACAAAAACTCTGCGATTACGAAGACTTAGAAGAACAGGGATTGCTTGTGAGATTGCCGTGCAAGGTCGGAGATATTATTTATGTAGGCAGCGAAGCACTACCAATAGAGGACATGGAGTGCTATGAAGACACAGACAATAAGATTCCTTTATATTTTCAAGGTCGAGTTGTTTCACTCCGGTTTGCTCGAAGGAACTGGGTAAAGATTGCGGTTAAGGCGAAGTGGTTATATGAATGGATTGATGATGAGACCGGGCCGGAAAGTGGTTACATAGAGTGTGAGAAAAGTTTTTCAATCCCATTGTCAATGATTGGGAAAAATATATTCCTCACCCGTGAAGAAGCTGAGAAGAAGTTGGAGGAACTCAAAAATGAAATTTAAAGAATTTGCAAAGTGGTGCAATGAAAGAGCCTGTGATGGATGTTGGGGAATGCTGGAAGCAATGGCGTGTATTGATTTAATAGGTGAAGTTAAAAAAGTTCCGTTTTGGAAAAGAGAGAAATTTTGGAAAGAAAATTATGAGCAGCAGGTATTGGAAGAGATTATTAATCCGATAGAGAAGAAGTTGGAGGAGGTTCAAAATGACAAGACCTGAGATTACAGCAAAATTATCAGCCATGCTTGAAAAGAAAATAAATCCTCACAATGATCCACGTATTTATTGGGCGAAAGAAGTGACATTCGATTATTCGACAGATCATGCGGTAAGGGTGGATTATATGCGATTCGTGCCAGCAAATAATAGTGTGTCCGGGATAGAAAAAGGTGACTGCTATTGTTATGAGGTTAAATCATCAGCTGAAGATTTTCGTTCTGGTCATGGGTTGAATTTTATTGGTGATTATAACTACCTGGTTATGCCGACAGATGTATGCGCTGCGGTATCCCTTGAAATTCCACATTATGTAGGAATATATGTACCAGAAGCAAATGATCTTACATGCGTCAAAAAAGCAAAGCGAAGAAATCGGACAAGGCCTGTGTCTGAAATACTTTTGATGATGTTCCGGTCTGCGAATAGAGATTATAGAAAAGCAGTAAAACAGTTGGAGGAGATGAAGAATGGCTTATAAGTATTTAGATAACGCTGTCAAATCCATTGAATATCAGCTGAAGAATATCAGCTGAACAGCGCATATAGCCACGGGTATTCTGATGGGAAAGAGGATGCGAGAATAGAATATTCGAAGCACGGGAAAATTGTAAAAATGAAAGTGCTAAGCGATAATGACTTCAACTCTATGCCAGACTACTATAAATCATGGCCCGTAAAAGCATGGTGTAGTTGCGGAAAACCACTTAATCGACTGGATTATACATTTTGTCCGTATTGTGGAGGATTGATTGCGAGAGGAGATGAAGAAAATGGCAGATAAAACATGCGAAACTTGTATTGAAAACGACAACGGGCTGTGCGACCGCAAAGGCATCCTGATAGAGGAAGATGATACCTGTGAAAAACACACAAAAAATTGGATGGACTCTTTAATGGAGAAATTCATCCGAAAATCAATGTGGTAAGGGCAGAAATGTCCTTACCAGACGGGAAGGTGGCTAAATGACAAAGGTGAGTTGGATTCGATTAGAAATAGATATGTTCGATAACAAAAAAATCCGGCATATCAGAAAACTTCCAGAGGGAAATAATATTGTGCTGATCTGGATGATGCTCCTGACGATGGCAGGACGTTGTAATTCAAACGGGATTATATTTCTGACAGAGAATATCCCATATACAAATAAAATGTTGGCTGACGAGCTGGACTTTGATGAGAGCGTGATCGAACTTGCACTGACAATTCTTGAAAAGTTCGGCATGATAACCAGAGATGGAACATTACTTTCAATCCCCGGATGGGAAGAACATCAGAATATTGACGGACTTGAAAAAATCAGAGAGCAGACCAGAAAACGGGTCGCAGAGCATAGAAAACGCCAGAAAGAATTGTCAGAAGAAGAGATTCCAGAGCAGATTTCTTGTGAAAAAGATTTAGTCAAGCCCGGAGATGTGCAGAAAGTGGTCGATGAATGGAATAAGCTTCAGCAGTTTGGTATTCAGCCAATTGCAAGAATGACATCAAGACGAACTCAAATGTTGAAAGCAAGAATCCGAGAATACGGTATGGATAAAGTAATAGAAGCATTGAAAAATGTGCAAAATAGTGACTTTCTTATGGGAAAGAAAACTGATTTTATAATAAATTTTGAATGGTTCGTGAAACCGAACAACTTCTTAAAGATACTCGAAAACAAATACCACAACAGGGAGGATATGCGAAATGGAACTGACGCAACTCAAAGAAATGTCGAACCACTCGTCCCACTTGGAGAATGGAACGGAGAAGAATCAGACACCCCGTTCGCTTGAATGCCCTGAATGTGGGGACAGCGGGTGGAGATGGATAAGAGATGCAAGCGGTATTCCCTATTGTGAGGAATGCCCTTGCGGAATCAGAAAAAGAATAATCCTTGAAAATCAATTGAAATTTGCAGAGCTTCCAAACGTGTTTAAAGGCTCAAATTTCAACGATTTGAAGTCAAGTGTATATTTGAACGCTGAGAGTCGAAAAGTATTTTCTCAGGCGGCTCAGGCGGTAAATTATTGGTTTAAAAATCTTCTTGATATGCAGAAGAAAGGGATAGGACTATACCTTTTCTCAAATGCAAAAGGTTCTGGCAAAACCAAAACAGTATGCAGCTTGGCGAATGAAATTATGAAGAAATACCAGAAGCCAGTCAAATTTACCACATCCCTAAGAATCCTCGATGAGATCAAAAACACATGGGGAGATAAAGGGAATGCGGAAGGGAAGCTGATAGAGGATTTGTCCAGAACAGAAATCCTTATCATTGACGACTTCGGCGCTGATTCTGGAAAAGAGTGGATTAACGAAAGATTCTATAGCATTATCAACGGGCGGTATGTCGATAGGAAGATTACTATATTCACAAGCAACTGTCAGATATCAGAACTGAAATATGATGAGAGAATCACAAACAGGATTCTGGAGCGGTCACTTGAAATCCCGTTTCCGGAAGAATCCGTCCGGGCACATATGGCACAGCATATCAGAATGGAAATGGTACAGGGGATGAAAAAATGAGAACAATAAGCGAAATGTACAGGCGTTCCGGCGGAACTGCATATCAGCATAATTGTTCTGAGTGCAGATTTTATAGAGATGGAAAGAGAGAAAAATGTCTGATGTACGGCGGTGATCGGGACTGGCATGGAAATTTCATTGCCTGTAAATTCTTCAATCTCGAAGATGATATGCCGGAAGGACAGATGAATATTTTTGATTATGTGTGAAAGAAAGGAGGAACGAGGAGCCGCTGGCCAGCGAAAGGATATCCCGGTTCCTCCTTATTTTTTATGAATAATGACGACTTGAAATATGCAATTGAGAATGGTATCATCAACTTGTCTCACATACAAGAGCAAATTGAAATGAATAAAAGGGAAGAAATTTTAAAAGAATACAGGGACAGCATATGGAAGGCATCTGACGGATATTGGAAAATCCGTATGACTTATGACGAAACCGGACAAAGGAAAATGTTCAAGCGTAAGTGTAAGCAAGACCTGGAAGATTTGATTGTAAAGACTCACCGAGAAAAGATTGAGAATCCAAAGATCAAAACCATATTTGAGGAATGGGCGCAGCGTAAATTTGACTTAAAAAAAATATCTGTGCAGACTTACCAAAGATATCATCAGGATTTTGTTCGTTTTTTTGGAACACTTGGCGAGCAGAAAATCAGGAACCTTGAACCGGGTGATATCAGCAATTTCTTGGAAGAACAGATCAGTAAACACAATCTGACCGCCAAAGCCTTTTGTAATCTCAAAACAATTACCAGAGGTACCCTGAAGTGGGCGAAGCGTAACAAACTGATTGACTGGAATGTGCAGGAATTATTCTATGACTTGGATGTCACAGATAAATCTTTCAAAAAAATCATCAAAGAAGACTCTAAGGAAGTTTTTAATGATGCAGAGATGAGAAGAATCATAGAATATCTGAAAGAAAACCAGGATATGGTAAATCTTGGAATATTGCTTATGTTTGTAACTGGCCTGAGAGTTGGTGAGCTAAGCGCTTTGAAGTGGGAGGACTGGGATTCAAACACCGGAATAGTCAGAATCCGAAGAACCGAAGTCAGACATTATGAAAACCACAAAGGAATTTTCGAAGTCAAAGATTTTCCAAAGACGGAGGCCGGAATAAGAAATGTGGTAATTCCACAGGGGTGTGCATGGATTATTCAAAAACTCAGGAACATGTCCGTATTTTGTGAATATATATTCTTTACGGACGGGCACAGGATAAACACTTATTCATTCAGAAACCGGCTCCGGACAGTATGCAAGAACACTGGATGCATTCAAAAATCACCGCACAAAATACGAAAAACCTATTGTACAATCCTCTTAGACCACAGCGTAGATAACCAGATGGTAATATCACAAATGGGCCACGCCAACATCTCATGCTCAGAAACTTATTATCACCGAGACCGAAAGAATCTTCAAAAAAAGCAAAAAATCATGGACAGCATAGATGAATTTATGGTAGTATCGAGATAGTTTTTGGTCATTTTTTTAAAGAGGGAACAGCTAGGGAACAAAAAGGAACACCCTGGAAAAGTTAGAAATGTTGATTTTATGGGAAAGATAGCAGTTTAAAGATACGTTCGATTCCCGTACTGGCTGCTAACGAAAACCTTGAAAAATCAAGGTTTTTTGTGCTTTTTAGGGGTATGTAAAATAGCCGAGGGAACAGGCTAGGGAACAGAACAAACATTCGAATTAAAACCACAGGAGGAAAGCTTGTGTGTGAGACACAGGAAAAACCATCGTAGACGGCAGAAATGCGGTCTTTTTTTGTTGCCTAAATTATGTTAATATGGCTATATGGAGGTGGTGTTTGTGATACATACCGCATATGATGTGATGAAAGAATACCTGATAACCGGCGCAGAACTTGACGGACAGTTTCAGGTACCAATGCTTCCAAAAGTGGATTTCTCACCGGGCAAGTCGATTGACTTTGTATCTTCAAAATCCAGATCATTGAAAGGTCATAAAGACCTGACGGTGAATTTCTACATTGATGACAAAAGCTTTCTTCAGGTATGGAATCAGCCTGACCAGTACATTGAGCACTTAAAATGTTTCAATTCAGTTTGCAGCCCAGATTTCACAATTGCTTCCGGGATGCCAAGTGCATTGAACATCTACAATCTGTACAGAAACCATGCTTTAGGCTATTATTGGGCGGTTATGGGCGTTAAAATTATTCCGTCCATAAATATTATCAGTCCCAAGGAAATGCCATGGATATTTGACGGAACGCCACACAGAAGCACTGTATCATGTTGTACTAATGGCAGAGTGCGGTCAAAGTCTGCCAGAATGGAGTTTTGCGAGAATTTTAAGGAAATGCTGGATGCGATAGAGCCGACAAAGGTTGTGATCGTAGGTATCGTACCGGATGAACTTAATGTGGATGTGCCAATTATAAACCTCAATTCACGGAGCCAGAACATGAAGGAGATGTTCAGAAAGGAGTAGGAATGGGAACCATCAGCAGGGAATCAGCGAAACGCAGGAACAAGGAAACGAGCCGGCAGAAAAGGCGTAGGAGTAAGATTTTTGATATTACAAGAAGAAAGAATACCACTGGAAAAGACGAATTAAATGTGATGAAATAAAAATTTACATCACGCCGAGGTACGTTATAGGAATTTATATACAGAATGCACAAAAATAAAAAAGTCGCAGGTCTGAATTAGTCTCAGATTTCTGCGATTTTTTTTCAGATTTTCCCAGTTCAAACCGTTCCGGTTTTGATGCTGTTTCCAACTTGTCGTACATTTTCTTGGCGCTTTTGTCCCTCCCGGGGCTGTCCCGTGAACCTCCGGCCGATCAGGAACAGACCGCCACCGGGAACCTATGAAACCCCGCCGCCCGGCATGATCTAACAAAACCAGAGTCAAACAACACAGCCCGCCGGGGATGACCCGGGAGCAGCCCGGGAACAGCTGTGGAAGTGTAGAGCCAGCGCCAGACACAGCCAGAGCCAAAACCAATTCTGATATAACGTTGTAAAACACGTTTAAAAGCGTTTTTACGCAACCGTGGTAAAATATACAGAAAACACATAAAACACGCTTGAAAAGCCAAATACGACGTTATAGAAGCATTTAAGGCACAACCGCCCAAGCAAAACGCCTAAAAGCGTACAGAAATAAGACCGCCGGAGCGATCACGAACAAAATCCGCATAGCTTCGCACGATCCGGAAGCATAAAGACCAGACCGGGCAAAGTGTCCGCGCAACTATACAAAATAATAATAACTCCGTTGTGCTCTGCCGTCAATCCCTGTTATTAATTCAATATATGAAGATTTAAGACGTTTTTATATACTTGTAATAAAATATACCAGAATCACGCTAAAAGCCGTTAAAACGTCAAATAGGAGCTGATACAGCTATATATAATTATCAATGTGCATCACGCCGGAGAACAAGCCCTCGGAGAAGTCCCGGCACAGGTCACGAACCACCGCCGCCCGGAGCGGATGCAGGACACCAGAAAAAGAGCAGCGCTTTACTGCTCTAAATAGTTTATATTTGCGACCCCGGGCAAGTCCCGGAAGAACTCCCGGAAGCCGTCAGTTATACTATACTGGCGGTCAGATGTTGGAATTGTGCAGCCGTTTTTAATCTCCATGCAGGAAAGTTGTAAATATCCTTGCCTTTTCGTAGATTTATGCAGGGCGTACCGTAGAAACGACACAGTCCCAGATTGGCACCGCACCGGCGGCAAGTCGTACCAGATCAGTGAGACAGAGCCGAAAGCAACAGCATTAAATACTTTTTTGGCGCCTTTTTCTGCCGATTCTTTAATTTTATCAACTTCGGAAAAATCACGGGTTTTTATTGCATTCGTCATCTGTTCAGAACTAGGTTTTTTGATCTTTTTTATCATTTTAAGCCCTCCAATATTTAGAAAAACAGGCGGGAAAGCCCCGCCCGGAATTAATGTGCATTTAGTTCAAACAAGCATTGATTTTCTTTTCCAGGTGCGGAAATGCTTCGCAAATTTCCTGCACACTGTCTGCGTAATAGTCACCTACAATTTTACCGAAAATTTTAATATTACCAGAATAAAAACAACCAAGATCATTAAACCAGATATCAAGCCCGGTTGCCTGTTCCTTTTTGTCATCGTACCACATGTCAATTTTAATCATTTTATTTTCCTCCTGATTTTATTTTAAAAGGCCGCCGGGGAAATGCTCCCCGGTACGCTTGCCGGCCTGTCTTAATTTTTTGTAATTCTTTTAAAAATGTCGATTGTAAGAGTTGCAAGCGCTCTTTTTCTATCTGACATGTAGCCGCGTCTTTTGCTTTTTAATGCTTTTTCTGCGGCTTTTAAATTACTTACGCCGTAAGACGCAGCTTTCTGTAATTTCTTAAATTCTTCCGGTGTAACCTTCACGGCTTTTAAGGTATCCTGATTGATTGAAAAATCTTCTTTGTTTTCCGGGTGAAGCATCTGACAAATTGGAATATAACAATCAGTTCCCATATTTTCGCCGATATTCCAAACAAGATAGTTACTTGGGATTTTCTCCGCGATTTCAAAGGCGCTTGTATTCCACAAAGATGTAGAAATGATTTTGTTTCCCTCGATTTTTACTGTTGCGTATGCCATGTTATTTACCTCTCTTTTTATTTTTTTGAAGTCCGGCGGTTGCGTTGGGGCTACGGCTTGACCGCCGCCGGAGGAAATTATTTGATTTTTGCATCTGTCCAAAGATCAAGGATAGAGCGAAAACAATTTAATTCATCAACGGTAAAACCGCCGTCATTAATATGGAATATTGCATAATCTCCATATTTTTCGTTTATGTCCTGAATGTAATTATAAAATTCTTCGAACCGTTCCAGGCGGTCAGCGTCGAGCATGTACCACTTATGTCCAGCCGGAAGCGTTTTTATAAAGTTTTCCGCGTTCTCTGGATAACTAAACAATCCGGAAACTGTTATTTTGCTTTTTCTGTCGTCCTGTGTGGTGCGGTCAATCATTGTAAACACCGCCCATTTTAATCTATTCAAATATTTGTTTGCCATTGATTTTCCCTCCTGTTAGAGTTATAATAACTTTGCTGGTATTTTAATAATTATATCTAGGGCTCCGGGCTTTTCGGAGTCCTTTTTTATGCTGACATTTTATAAAGAATCAAGAATCTTAATTCTTCATATTGCCGGGAGTTAATCCCGGTGAAGTCGCTCCCAATCAGGTCTAGGAGCTTTGCCAGCTTTCTTTTTGTGTGGGCCTTTTCAATCTGGCCAAGATAGATATTATATTTCATTCTTTACACCTCCCACGCGTTTATACTGGCAATTATTCGCCGGGTTTCGATCTCCTCCAGACGTTCCCACGCTTCGGAAACGTTGCGAGCTTCTATCACTTTTGAAGTGATTTCATAATTAATTTTCAGCTGGTAAACTAAAACAAATTTTCTCATTTTTTACTCCGTTCTCCCGGCTCTGCGTCCGGGCTGTTTGTTCTCTGTTGATGGTTATATAATACACTAAAATTTAATGTATGTCTATTGACATTATACACTAAATTATAGAGCATATAAAAATAGTGTTTTGTGCATATTGTACATTGTGTTTTAGTGTATAAAAATGATATAATAATTCATATAATAAGGAGGTAAGAACATGATTAAATATAAGCGAAATATAATTGATATGATGACAAAAAAAGGAGTTACTACTTATATAATAAGAAAAAACAAGATATTTACAGAAAGCCAGTTGCAACAGCTCCGCAGTGATCGCCTTGTAACACAAGAAACGCTTGACAAATTATGTACTATATTAGAATGTCAGCCGGGTTACTTGTTGGAATATTTGCCCGATGAAAATACAAAAGATTTTGAAGAAAAGGTATTGACATACATTAAAAATTAATGTATATTAAAGACAGTTAAAGAAAGCATATCAAACAGCCCCGGACAGGGGCGGAACGGGAGGGCAAAATGAATATTAAAATTTATTGTAATTATGGTGTGTTGGCAGCCGAAAAAAGAAACGTCTACACATACGGGGCACCAGAAGCCACGGCTGCTTGCTGGGATGAAATGACAGTGGAAATTCCGGAAGGCTGGGAAGTATTTGAAAATGCCATGGGGAACTTAATGGTGACAGCTCCTTGGGGCTGGGAATATGAAATAAATGAAGTACTTCAGGGAAACGAAAAACCATGTTTTTATGCATTAGATAAAAGCATGAACGGGCGCCGCCAATACTTAAAAGTATTGGATTGACAGGGGGAGAAAAAAGATGAAATATATAATTATGGATTATAAAGACGGTGATTGTTTCACCGACGAATTTGAAAGCAAAGAAGAAGCTCTGCAGGAAGCGGAGGGACAATGGGAACAATTGACCGAACGCGATCAGCAGCACAGAGAAGCATTTTACGTTCTGGAAAGCGTCAACCCAGACGAAGACGCCCCCGATCATTACGACGGAGGCATTGTTAAACGTTGGAAATAAAGCGGAGGTAAGAAAATGATTAAGAGAATAAAACTTGAAACCATTTACAAAATGGCTAAAGAAGATAACGAGAAAATAGAAGAATGCAAAACCTTTCCAGACGGATGGGATAAAATAGTCTATGACTATTATAATAAACTGTCAAAAGATTCGTACGACGTTGAAATGTTTATGGATTTTTTGAGCGGTGAAGATTCGCCGTTGGAAATGGCGTACGCATACAGGAGAAACATGTATATCATGTTATATACAATGAACGCAACAGACACAATGGCATTTGTAGATAGCGAATACGATATATTTTACGTCGTATCAAAAGGCGGTGATGAGTATAATAGTTGGGAGTGGTGCTTCGCAAACAATATTGACCCGATCAAATACAGGGGTGACGACGGAGACGAACCGGTCCCAGAATGGCTCATAAAAAAATATGAAGAACAGATAAGGGAGGAAAAGAAAACAGAGCTGATTTGAAAATTAACTTTCAAATCACTTTTATATGTGGTATAATAGAATAGAGTTTAGTAGCCCCATATTGGAATGTAAAGAGTATTATAAAATTTTACATTATTTAAAGTAGAACCATATTGGAACGCAAAAATAAGCCCCTGAGAGATAATCTCGGGGGCTTTTGCTGTCTTATTCTGGCGGCGTAACGACGGCGCGGCACTCAGCCGGTAAACAGCCCCACCGCCGAAGCTGTTATAACACGTATATCACAAAACCGCCGAAGTTGTCAAGCAAAAAATTTTTTATTTTTGGGCTTGATTTTTAAAACCGTTGTGGATAAAATAAAAATAACGACAGGCGATGGAACTCAGGACGGGAGCCGCAAGCCAGAGCGTGAAAAGAATATTGATTAATTAGCCAGATCAAGCCGGATAAAGTGCCGGAAGGTCTGGCTTTTTGTGTTTAATAGCCAGAAAATGACCGTATTACATAACGTATAATTATATAATAACTGGTTTTATAATCCCGTCCTAGATTCTAGAGACCTAGAGTTTATCAATATACATGCTATACAGTACCGTATAGATAGACAGTTAATTAAGATAAATGTAACGGTAAAATAAAATTAATAGACTATTGACAAGTGATATAAAAATGTGCTAAAACAGAATTAACAATTGAATAAGCCGAAAGGCAATAAGAGATAATAAGACTATTAGACGACTAAAAACCGTAGCAGACGGAAAGAAAAGGAACAAATAAGAGTTCTGAAAAAGTATCTGCGAACGTGTTTTTGTCGTCTTTTTTTATTTCAATTTTTGGAGGTGATACAGTGAAAAAGAGTAATACAACAGTAACAGAACAAGGAATAGAAGTATATGAGAATGATATATACAGGCTTGTGGATGAATATATAGACACTGTGTTACAAGTATCTCCAGAAGAATTTGACACACAGAAAGAATACAAAGCTGTTGTTGCTGATAGTTTTGTGGATATGATCTTTTATATTCACGATAGAATACCGAAACCAAGTAATGATGATATAGAGTTATTAGATAATATATTTAATATATTTGTTAGGATATGCACAAAATATGGTGTATTACCTACGCTTGAAGTATTTAGTTTTCTTGTCGGAATAGAGCGGAGAACTTTCACGGATTGGTCTAATCAAAAGACGAGGGCGAGCACATCACACTCCGACACGGTTAAAAAATGGTTCGATATCTGCAAGAATTGCACAGTCAATAGATTAAATAATCAGCCCGGCACAAATGCAAACTTGATTTTTGTTGCAAAAGCAGCTTATGGAATGGCAGAGACAGCACCGGTTCAGACAGTGCAGCAGGATGGCATACCGCACCAGACAGCGCAGCAGATCGCAGATAAACACAGGGCGGCGCTGGAGCTTCCAGAGATGGAAAAGCCGGAGTTGTAAAAGATCGGAAGCGTGAAGAAGTTCGCAGAGGACGGACAAAGGACCGAAAGAAGAACCAAAACAGTGTAAATTGTATATCATGCACAACATAAAAGTAAAGTATTTGTCTAATGTGTATATCAATCTATAAGAAAAACCGTGATTTTTCAAATAGATTTAATATTCAGGCAGTTATTCACTTTTAATAATATACCACCTGGCATTCTCATTGAATATGGGTGGGGGAGGGGTGTATATAGTACCTCATGCGCGCCGAGTGAGTCCTTCAAGTTCCCGAAAAAATAAAAAACGCCTTCGCATAATGGAGAATACTAAAGTGAGAAAAACATTAAGCAAGCAAATCAAACAATCGGTTGGGAATGTCTGTTGTAATTGCGGAACGGATAAAAATATTGAGTATCATCACATAGTTCCTCTTGCGTTAGGCGGACGGGATATAGAAAGCAATATGGTTCCTCTTTGTCATCAATGCCATAAAGCGGCTCATTGCGGTCAGCACATAAGCCATTATAGAAAAAGCATAAATGGTGGAAGAAAGCCAAAAACTTCGGCTGAAAAACATTCGGAAATATTTGATATGTATATAAGCGGAGAAATTGGAAGAAAGAAAGCTCAATTGCTTTTAAATTATTCAATCAAAACAACTTTAATATCCAGACCGCCTTTCAAAAGGTATCTGCAGTCAAAAGGCATAAAGCAAGTGAGAAATCTTGTTGATATGGTTGCTACAAATAACGAAACAGGACTTATAAACGGATGTTGTGTTGGCGAAATCGAATATCTTGACGGGCACAAAGAAAACATCTACTACAAAGACACCGGAATGAACGATGTTGAATATGTTCGTAGAAAGCAACACGAAACCGTAAAGATATTCAAAGATAAGCAGGATGATGATATGTGAAAAACTTCTAGCAACCCAAAGGGAGAGTCAATAAGAATCAGAATTAACGATGACATGAGAAAACGCCTTGAAAAGAAATCCTTTCAGACAGGCCAAAGCATTTCCCAGATCATACGCAATTTAATAACTGAAAACCTGAGTTAAAAAATTCCAAAAAAAACAAAAAAGAGTTCCCCATGGCAGAGATAGTGATTGCAACACGACAAGCCATAAGCCTTAATGGTTTCTCTGACATAAACAACAAGGCGATATCAGAAAGGCAGGTATAAATATGAAAATAGGATATGCAAAAGAGTCAGGCATTTGGTTTCCGCTGTCTGCAAAGAAAAAGATACTTTTGAATGAAGAAATTGACACATTTGCTTGCGACTCAATAGATGAAAATAATAATTTCGAACATCTTTGCGAAAACATGAGAAATGGTGATTCGTTGATTATTTGCGGAGTTGATGATATTGGAAATACCAAGGATGAAATCGAAGAAACATGGAGACGACTCCGTGATTTGAATATTGAAATTTATGTGCTTACAGCTCCGATGTTGTTTCACAGAGAAAACATGACGTTAGAAGAATCATTTGTAAGAGACGTGTCACTTAGTGTACTTGCTTCTCAGGTTGAAATTGCTAATCAGAAATTAAAAGTAATAAATGATTTATGATAACCATTTACATTCACAGAAGGGTAGGAACAAGATGGAGAAAATATTAAACAACGATGGATATCTTCGGTCAGGGCTGATGGATATTGCTAGACAGTTACTGACTATCTGTAGTGAAACTGGCGTTTCCAATATCCAGATAGTCACATCGCCTTGGAAAGAGAGCGAAGGTATTACGCTTCTTGCAAAAACTGGAGACAAACCAATCCTTTCAGTAAAGATGGACACTGCCTATGAAAAAGAATAACCCTCAGGGCGAATCAATCCGAATCCGGCTCACGTATCAGTTAGAACGTAAACTTATTGCCGAAAAGAACCGAACCGGCAAAAGCGTATCGCAGATCACCAGAGAAGCATTGGAACAATATTTCCGAAAGAGATAGGCAAAACGCCGACTCAATTTTTCTCAAAAAAATAAAAAAGAGGTTTTTATATGTCAGAAGAATACAGTGAACGCTTTGATGAACTTCGTAAGAACCGAGTCGAAGTAAGCTATCATAAATACGGTCCTGCTAGGAAGAATTATAAAACCGGGAACGTGCAGGCACTTCCGTCCATGGAACGGTGTATTGAGAAATATAATTCCACCGGAAACACAGAATATCTCGTGGATGCAGCAAATTACCTCATGTTCGAGTTTATGTACCCGCAGCATCCTAAAGCGCACTTTAAAGCCACAGACAGCAAAGATAGCGCCGGGATAGTCGGAATCAGCGCAAAGGAAATGGAGGACTTGAAGAATGAACAATTCTAACTCTGTAACTGTTACGTACGCAATAGCCGTTTTAAGGCACGAACTTCTTACACATGGAGAAGTTTACAATGGCTTCAAAGCAAGCCTTAAAACAGCGATTGAGAAGTACTGTACATGCGGCCTGCCATTCGAGCCAGAAGAAGAAACTGCCGGTAAGATTCTTGATTTTATGATCGGAGAGGAACAGAAAGAATGATTCTTGCAAAATTCGTATCGGCCATGTTGGATATTGCATTTTTCACATTGGTTTTAATATTCCTTATGTCGCAGGATGAAGCCGAAAAGAAAAGCAATCCAATAGCATCGGCAGTATTTATATTGATGGAAATATGTTTCGCGGTTAATGCAGTTGTGATTTTTAGATTATAAGGAGAACCCAATGTGGTTAGCATTCACAATACAAATTCCCCTGTTCACCATACTGATTGAACGGGTGAAAATACAAGAAAAGCAGAAACCTGTCGTTCTCAGGTTCGGGAAAGCCTTTGAATCTGACAAGTCGAGGCATCCAGAGTAGCTTAGGTCTGCGTCAGTGAAATACAATTTCCCAAAGTAACTGGCGCGGACTTAACGATACAAATATAGACATGATGCTTTCTAAAATCTTATAAAATATATCACTCTATCACGAGTCCGGGGCTTTACCCGGACAAATAATGGGCTATCGCCAAGTGGTAAGGCACAGGTGAATACATGACAAAAGAATTGATATATGATGGCAAAACATACATAAATTTTCTTATTGATGAAAATGGAAATGTACTAAACAGTAAAACAAAAAGAATTTTAAAAAAATCAATTTTCAAAGATGGATATTATCATATAACATTACCAATGGGAAAAAGAGGAAAAGTGAAATCGATTAGACTTCATAAAGCGGTTGCGGAAACATTTATTCCGAATCCACGAAAATATCCAATCGTTCATCATAAAGACGAAAATAGTTGTTGCGAAAATCTCGAATGGACAGATTCAAAAACAAATACTCAATATCATTTAAAAAAATTAAGCGAAATAACGGATTATTATAATAATCGAAAGCTTGCAGAAGATGATGTTAAATACATAAGAAAAAATAAAGGGATAATAAGTTCGAGAGAATTAGCAAAAATATTTAATGTTTCTAAAACTACAATTTTAAACGCTCAAAATTATAAGCTGTACAATTGATATTAAGAATTATTGGGGGTTGGCGAAGCGGATTAACGCATCGGTCTTTGACGCCGACATTTTCATCAGTTCAAATCTGATACCCCCAGTAACATTCACCTGCATTCGCGGGTTCGAATCCCGCTAGCCCAGTCGGACTATATTGTTTAGCCATGATATAGTTCCCCTCCGAATTGGTTCCATCTATCCCAACGGGGATGATTAAAGGGGCTTCAAATGCCCCGGATGGATTCTGCAGAACGCAGAAATCAACAGTCTCAATCCCTTTGTTGCGGCTGCGAGGGAAAGAACCGCAACAGCAGAGAGTCGTTATTGAACTGCAACAGCCCTCTGCTCAGGAAACTTAGCTCAGTTGGCAGAGCGGTCGACTCATAACCGACAAGTCACAGGTTCGAGTCCTGTAGTTTCCATTTCTTCCATATGCTGTCTATCCGTTTAATGGACAGAAAAAACTGCTGAATGAGTGTATGTGGATTATTTTTATGAAAGGTGTGTAACGGCACAGCCTGTTTGACGAAGATGATCTCCCGTTCGGTGCAGTCTCCGAGTTAAATTGTCGTCAATAAGCGCGCATTGAGGACAGGAAGTTTTCAAGAGACAAACACAGGAAGTATTTTCCAAAATCCGAAAACAACTCCGTGGAGCTGGCACGGCATAAAACAGCCTAGTGGAAAGCATAACACGATAAACATATTGCTAACCCGGGGCTTCCGGGTTATGGGAGAACAATACCATAAGGGGCAGAGGGCTGATTAACAGTACCAGGGCGGTTCGACTCCGCATTCTCCCACTATTTTGTAAAATAAACAAAATATGAGGATGCTGTCCGAGAAGTAAGAAACAGTCGGCTTGTGAGCTGCCGGTACAAATATGCTGAAAGTTCACGTATATCGCAGGACAGAGAAGTGGAATCTCGCAAGGCTCATATCCTTGAGAACGGCGGTTCGAATCCGTCTCCTGCAACTTAATCCGCTTAGAGTTAAGCTGTTTGTATACAGGCGGTCTATGTCTCAGGTGGATTTACGCATGAGCGTAAATGTACAACTCACTAGGCGTTTGCGTAAAAAACTTTTTAGAGAGATGAGACCACGGGCCGTGAGAAGTGATAGTCGGCAATTCTAAAAGAACCATCTAGTTCATGCGTTTTACGATGGAAAGGTTAATGCTTATCTGGATATTTTCATCCGGTCCGAAAGCATGTGATGTGGGAATCAACCCAGTTTCTTTTCGGAGAACTGACCGTTACAAGCGGTACGGAATGTAGCTTAGTGGTAGAGCAATAGCCTTGTAAGCTATGTGTCGCAGGTTCGATTCCTGCCTTTCCGATTCCAATGAACTGCAATCATTGGAATCTTTTTCTCTTACTTCGTTCGGTTCCAGTGTTTCTCGTTGGGAGATTTATGCCGTTCAAGTCGGCACACTGGACTTTTTTAAATTGAGGTGTTAATTATGCAAAAAGAAAAGTGTTGTAAAACATGTAAGAAACATGACGATTTTACATGGGTATGTTTCAACGGCGACAGTGAACACTGCGCTGATTTTACGGAACCAGATTGTGTTTGCGAATTTTGGGAGGACGTAGAAAATGAAAATTCATGAAGCAATATGTTTGAGAGATGACTATGGTGGAAAAACAACTCTTGATGACCTTGTAAAACGAATACAGGGAAATAAAATCCATAGATGTCCGAAGTGCGGCGGAAGTGGAACTATTATCAAAAGAGTAAATCGTGCGCAATACTGGGAATGTTGTGCTGATTACGTAGAAAAAGAAGTCACTTGCGACTTATGCAACGGCGAAGGGTATACTGAAAAAATATACAAACCTAGAATGGTACAGGATGGATGGGAATGCAAATAGCAGGAAAAGAAATCAAAGACGAGTGTTCCAGATGCGGAAATATCCTTGAATGTGAGTTGTTCCGTCAGGGACATGGAATAAAGCAGGAACGTGAGAACATAGCAAAGATGATCGAGTGCCAGATGCGACATAGGGAGAAAAGAGAAAAATGAACGGATTGTACAGATGTGACGGGAGTTCATTCTTGATCTATTTGAAAAGACAGCGTAATTGAAATGGGAGATTTCCATGTTTAATAAATTTTTTAATCTATACATAAGATACAAGACCAAAAATCTCAAAGCAATTCCGTTGTTCGTAATGACATTTGACAGGAAGAAATTTCAGAAATACGGTAAAAAAGATAGTTGCACATTATATTCAATACATCCAGACATTGCAAACGACCCGTTCTTAAAAGAAAAGTTGTCTGAATGCGTGGATTATATTCGAGATAACTATGACATGGAAATATTTACTAAACTTTAAGGGAGGATGCTATGAGAATTGAAGATTTGAAGAGTTGGACAGTAGATCAGTTGAAAGAAGAAATCGTTCGGTTGGCCGATGAGAGAGAAGCGAAGCAACATGAGATTTTAGACAAGGATAATAAAATCAACGAGCTTCAGGCTGAACTGGATAAAATGTGTGCTTATAACAATGAGTTAAAAAGACAGGTGGGCGAAAAGGCAGATACACCATTTTACGATGAATCTGCAGAAATTGCAAAATACCGCAGACAGCATCAGGACGATTGCACTACAATTAACCAGTTGCATACAACACTTGACGTTCTGATTGACCGATATGCGAATCTGAGAAAGATTCATGGGCTGAGCTGATGAGAATTATTTATTCAGGCTCGGACATTGATTTCCTCGACACCACATACAATATCGAGGGAGAATGCCACCGAATGAACATCCCGACTAGGTTCTATCCAGACAGACGCTTGCTTCTGGCTGGGAATACGACCGTAATATACAACCAAACGGGAAATCTTTCTAAAACATGGAAAGCAGATTACATCGGGGACAATTATTTGACGATTTTGACATTGATCAGAAAGGACAACGGTAAATGAGCATTAAAACAGCACTTGAATCAGAGGGAGTAGACTTCTCTGAATATATGAATATACCCGAGCCATGGGACGGCTCAGCACAAATTAAAATGGAAAATGGTACAAAGTGGGTAATTTGTCCGTTTTGTGGAAAGAAAGCCTTAAAGATTTTCCCAACCACAAAGATTTATCGGATGCCGTATAAATGTAAGGGTAGCAACTGTAAGAAAGAGTTTATGGTGAATGTATAAAAGGAGAATATCAGATGCTGAACATCAAATTAATAGACAGAAATATGGATATTTCAAAACTAAAAATACGTCAAATGGGTTGGGATACTGTAATTAATGGAAAACCGTATTTTGTTGTACGAATAGTAGGATATGTACATGCAATTGGCGGCAAATACAACAATAATGATTTATGGGCTTATCCTAGGGACGAAAAACCAAATTGCGAGAATTTAGTTCAATTCGAAGGAGAACCCGTATATTGGGGAATAAATTATGCACCTTACAATTACGCTCGATGCAGACATGATGAATTTGAAGCAACTACGATTGGCAACGTGTTTATTACCAGAAATGGAGAAAAATTCTGCGATGTAAGAGGCGGAATTGAACGTGCAAAGTGCATGATTAATGATTTTAATGAGCATCCAATAAACTTAAATGAGATTGATTTCGATAAAAAAGTTATCGGAAGAAAAGTCTGGTGGCGTAGCGAACCAGCTGTTGTATCAAACTATATTTCAAAACAGGCGTGCGTCATATTAGAACCAGATGGAATAAAACAATTTACAACACCAGCGGAATTTGCAGATGAAGGATGCAACTATTATTGTGACGGAGATGTAAAAGCAGATATTCTTGATAAGCATATTTGGTGGTTCAGAGAATGATGGAGGACACACAGAATGAAAAAGATAATCGTTTCAATAACAGTTTTATCACTGACGCTTGGAATGGCCGGATGCCAGTCTGCCACAAGAAATTGCGGCGGAAACACAACATTAGAGTTGGAACCAAACCAAAAGTTAGAGGAAATTACATGGAAAGATGATTCACTATGGTATCTCACACGTCCTATGACTGATGATGATATTGCCGAGACTCACACATTTCAGGAATCTTCTAATTTTGGAGTATTTGAGGGTAGCGTAACTGTTGTTGAAAGGAAAGAATAAATAATTAATCAGAGAGCCAGAAAGGAGTGCCATTATGAGTGACTTGAAGATATTTACAGAAAACATCGAACCAGAAGCATTAAATCAGATTTATGCATTGATAAAACAGCCTGCATTTTCTGAATGCAAAGTACGAATCATGCCAGATGTTCACGCAGGAGCAGGGTGTGTAATTGGATTTACTGCCGATCTCGGAAATAAAGTAATTCCGAACATTGTTGGCGTGGACATTGGATGTGGAATGCTTACAACACAAATTCCTACCGATGTGGGGACAATAGATTTAAAAAAACTTGACGAAGTAATAAGAGACAATGTTCCGGCAGGAAGAAATGTACGTGACGAAATCATAAATTTTGAAGAATTAGAAGAACTTCACTGCTTCCATCAGCTTAAAAATATCGAATGGATTCGCAGGAGCCTTGGTACGCTTGGGGGCGGAAATCATTTTATTGAAGTTGACACTGATTCAAAAGGGGTAAATTATCTTGTAATTCACACTGGAAGCCGCAACCTTGGGAAACAAGTAGCTGAAATATATCAGAAAATTGCCATAGAAGACATGCAGGGTACAGACAAGCTCGAAACTGAAATACAAAAATTGGTGAAAGAATACAAGCGTTCTGGCAGACGCAAGGAAATCCAAAATAGTATTGACGAATTAAAGCGAAAATGGAAGCCGGACAAACTAGGCATTCCAAAAGAATTGTGCTACTTGACAGGAGAACACAGAAAACAATATCTGCATGATATGAAAATTTGCCAAGAATTTGCAAGAATAAACAGACGATGTATACAGAGTGCTATATTTTACACCATGAATTGGACACTCCAAAGAAATACATGGTTTGATACAATTCATAATTATATTGACCACGATACAAACATTGTTCGTAAAGGCGCAATATCAGCTAAATATGGCGAAAAAGTTCTTATTCCAATGAATATGCGAGACGGATGCATTATCGCATTCGGGAAAGGAAACGAGGACTGGAATTGTTCAGCCCCGCATGGTGCAGGACGTATCATGAGCCGATCAAAAGCAAAAGAAAACATATCGTTAGAAGAATTTGAGAAGTCTATGGACGGGATATATACAACATCCGTTCAGAAATCTACAATTGATGAAAGCCCCATGGCTTACAAACCACCGAAAGAAATTATTGATAACATCAAAGATACCGTAGAAATAATTGATATTATCAAACCTATATATAACTTCAAAGCAAGTGAATAACAGTCAAAGAGCCACATGAGAGCCAGACTAAATCCTAAGAAGAAAGGAGGTCTGGCTCTATTTTTATGCAAAAATTCACAGAAGGTTCGCTTGAATGGTATCGGGCAATTTTAAATCAAATTATTAATGGTGATATGACGGTCTATCAAAACCAGAAAGACTGTCTTGATCTGCTTTTAAATATGAATATTGACCTTCCTTTCAAGGATAATCCAGATGCGCAACAGATGGGAATAAAGGTAAGCCAGTATGCACACAATATCGCAGAAAGGCAAGCTGCTATTACTGGAAGTGGAGATTTTGACGATATTTACTTGAAATATTTACTGTTGGAAGCACAAAATCATCAAGTGGACAGTGGATTACTATATCTCGAGAAGAATAGAATCCCAAAAGAAAGATTCTATGAGCCAAGAAGAAGTGTATTCATGCAGCATAACATCATAGGTTCATTGCAAGATTTGATGGATGATAAACTGGACATATTTGCATTAAGTGTACCGCCTGGATGCGGAAAAAGTACTCTCGAGGACTTCTTTCTTTCGCTAGTTGGCGGATGGTTTCCTAATGATTTTAATTTATCATCTGCACATAGTAGTATTCTTACCCGTTCTCTATATGACGGAGTTTTAGAAATAATCAATGATCCAGTTGAGTATACATGGCATGAGATTTTTCCAAATGTCGAAATACAGGGAACAAACGCAAAGGAAACAACAGTAAACCTCGAAAGAAATGGCCGTTTCAAAACATGGACATTTCGATCAATTGATGGTTCTCTGACAGGTGCCACTAGATGCAATAGATTCCTTACTGCCGATGACCTTGTATCCGGTATTGAGGAAGCATTAAATAAAAACCGATTAGATACCCTGTGGACAAAAGTAGTAAATGACTTGCGTTCCCGTAGACTTGAAGGGTGCAAAGAGTTTTACATTGCTACCAGATGGTCAGTGCATGACCCTATCGGAAAGTTACAGCAGCTATACGCCGGAAATCCAAGAGCGAGGTTTATAGCAGTACCGGCGCTTGACGAGAACGGCAAAAGCAATTTTTTATTCACAGTAAATGGGTTCTCTGAGAAATATTTCAACGATGCCAAAGAGTCCATGGACGAAATCTCTTATAACTGTCTTTACCAGCAACAACCGGTAGAACGTGAAGGATTGCTGCTTCCACCAGATAAGCTAAAAAGATTTTTCTTCGACAGAGAAGACGTGCCCGATGGATGCACGGACGAATACACAATTATACCAGACAGAGAAGCAGATGCGATATGGGCAGTGTGCGATACCAAGGATAAGGGAACTGACTTTGAATCCTTGCCTATTGCGTATCAATATGGAGATAAATTTTTCTTCCCGGACGTGATTTTTGATGATACCACAGATTACGACATCCTGGACAGAAAGACTGCTGATATCTTGATAAAACACAATCCGCATAAAATCAGATTCGAGTCAAATAACGTAGGAAATCGTGTTGCGCACAACATTCAAAAGATAATCTCAGGGAAATGCCGAGCGGATATCGAAACAAGACCTACGCAAGCAAATAAAGAAACAAAAATTCTTGTAAATTCTGATTACATATCAAAACATTTTTATTTTTTGCATCCAAGCCAGTATAAACCAAAATCCGACTACGGATTATTTATGGCAAATGTAACCACATATACCACAAGAGCAAAAGTAGCTCACGATGATGGCCCGGACAGCTTGGCAATGATGGCAGAGTACGTGCAGAATCCATTAGGCGGGAAAGCAACTGCGATGCACAATCCACTTTGGGGAAGGAGATAATATGACCACAAGAGAATACTTAGAACAAGTTCGCGATTATAAGAGAAAAATCGAAAACAAAATTTCTGAAGAATACCAGCTCAGAATGTTGGCTACAAGTTTGTCTTCTTTTTCAATGGGAGAAAAAGTTCAAACATCCGGTACAAAAGATCATGTAGGCGATACAATCGTTAAGATTGCTGATCTGCAACAAGAAATTGCCAAAGATATTTCTGAAATGTCTGATATTCAACAGGAAGTATCAAGCACTATTAATAGTCTTGATAATTCCTTGTATTCACAGTTGCTGCATAAAAAATATGTAGAATACAAAAGCCTGGTTACGGTGGCTGACGAAATGGGATATTCAATTCAGCATATCCGTTCTTGCCATTTGAAAGCAATTGAATCAGTCAGAAAAGTAAAAGGATTCAAAAGATAGTATGCAATCATATGGAATCATATTGATAATATATTATATAATATAAGCTGTAAAATAAGCGCTGAGGTCAAACCTTGGTGCTTTTTTCATGCAGAAAAATAGGAGGACAGGCAGTGGGGAGAAACAAAATAAACTTTGTTGACCTATGCCAAGGCGAGTTTGGCAGAAAAACTGCCTATACTGGCGTAGACCAGATTACTCCCCAGAACGTGGCACAGGTCCTTTCTGATACAATCGGAATCCATAACAGGAATAGAACCCTGATGGATTATCTTTACAGATATTACAAAGGCGATCAGCCAATTTTATATCGTGAAAAACTTGTTCGCCCAGAGGTCAACAATAAAGTTGTTGAGAATCATGCCCTTGAAACAGTCAAATTCAAGGCAGGACAGATATACGGAGAACCTATTCAGTATGTCTGCAAGAAGAAAAAAGCGAGTGAAAAAACAAACGAACAAGTTGATAGGCTCAATGATTATCTGGACGAAGCCAATGCAGACGCCAGAAATATTCAACTTGGGATATACCAGAGTGCGGTAGGAACTGCATATAAAGCAATCCTGAGAGAGGATGAATGGACAAAGGATGGAGACTTACCGCCTTTCAGAATATTTATCCCATCACCGCAGGATGTATATATTGTTTATTCAAGCGTTACTGGAAAACCAGTGCTTTCCGTTCAAATTTTAAAAGACGAGGACAATCAGCAGTATTACCAGTGTTATTCTTCCAGACAGTATTTCAAAATACAAAATGGAGTGGTGACAGAATCTGGAATCAATGGTTTTGGTGGCATTCCGATCATCGAATACCCAAATAATCACGACAGACTTTCCGACATCGAAATTGCGATTACAATGTATGACGCAATCAATAAGTATCAATCTGACAGACTGAATGGTGTTGAACAGTTCGTACAAGCTCTGATGAAATTCAAAAACTGCGAGATTGATGAAGCAGAATTTGTAAAAATGATCAAACTCGGTGCTGTATCTGTAAAAGACGTCGGGAATGGAACACAATCAGACGTTGACTTAATGACTGCTGAACTAAATCAGTCAGAAAGCCAGGTTGCTAAAGATGATATTTACAACAATATGCTGATTGTAGAAGCAATGCCGAATAGACAGAGCAATACGGGTGGAGACACAGGAAATGCAGTGTATCTGAGAAACGGTTGGGATTTTGCAGAACGAGACGCAAAATTGGTAGAAGCATTTACGAAAGAAGCTGAAAAAGCATCTGCCAGAATCATTTTGAATATCATCCGAAAAACTTCAATGGATGTAAATATTTCGACCAGAGATTTCGATGTAAAAATCACCAGAAACCCGACAGATAACATGCTTGTCAAAGCACAGGCGCTTGATTATCTGTTCAAAAATAAAATTCATCCGCTGATTGCATTGATTACTTGTGGATTATTTAGTGATCCGCAAAAAGTATATGAAATGAGTTTGCCATATCTTGGAACCATTTATCCGGAATTGGCAGACCCAGACGCAGAAATGCAGAAAGCACAAGAATTGATTAAAGATTTTAGTCAGAAATCAATTCAAAATCAATCAGCAGCAACTTCTTCCACTGTCGAAGAATAAGCGATTTTCACATTAATTATTTAAGGAATCTTGGGAAACTGAGATTCCTTTTTTAATACTCAAAAATATTGCAACAGCCCGTGAGCGCAAATCGGGCACAGATCATGTGCGGAGCGAACCGTGTGAACAAAGTGTGTTGGTCTGGAAGAAAGGAGATTTCATGACAAGAGAACAGGCAAAACAGGTACTTATCGGTATGGGAATTGAGGAACCATCTGATGAACAGGTGTCTAAATACCTTGATTCCGTTACAGGAGAAGTAAAGAAAGAAAAAGACAAAAATGCTTCATTACAAGAAAAAGCCAACAAGGCAGCAGACCTTGCAAAAGAATTGGAAGAGCTGAAGCAGCAGAATATGACCGATGCCGAGAAACAGGAAGATGAACGTCGGAAAGAAAAGGAAGCAGTGGATAAAGAGCTTGCCGATTTAAAAGCTGCACTTGCTGAATCCAATAAAAAAGCTCTCACAAGCGAGATTACATCAGTGTTTGCCAATGCAGGTCTTTCGACAGAAGCATATGCAAGTGCTATCAAAGCTTTTGCATCTATGCCGGCAGATAAAACTGAGGACGTAATGAAGGAAGTTCAAAGCTTTGTTAATGGAATTTCCGAAGCAAATAAAACATCACTTGCAGATGCCAAAGCAGCTTGGGAAAAGGAAGTACTTGAAAATACTCCAAACCCAGGCGGTGGAACCAATGGCGGCAAAAAGGAAGAAAAGAGTAAAGCAGAAGAATATTTCGAAAAATACTTACCTTCCAAAGGAACAGAAAGCAAAACAATCGGCACAAATGCCCCGGTTGATTATTTATAAGAAAAGGAGATTAAATTATGGCTTTTATGAAAACCGAGCAGTATAAGTCCACACCTAATATCCTTGAATCTGAGGTGGGATTAGTACTCAAAACTTACACAGCAGAACAGACAAATGCTGAAACAGTTGGAACTAAAAAAATTATCAAAGCAGGTTCCGTGTATCCGACAAATGCAACAGGCGCAATCGGCATTGTGTTTGAAGATGTTGATATGACAGATGATGTTAAAAGACCGATTTCCGTGATTGTTGCAGGGCGTGTTCTTGAAAAAAGACTCCCATTAACAGTTGATGAAACTGCAAAAACTGAACTTGAGAAATCAGGAATCGTTTTTGTAACTACAGAAGACCCAGTATTTTAAGGAGGTATGACAGATGCCATATAATGTTTTAGATACTATCACAGGAGAAGAGAGACTTAAGTTTTCCCAAAATTTTCCAGTACCGAGCGCTGGCATTCTGGACGTAATTTTTCCAAATGTAAAAACCCAGTTCTGGAAAGCAGAATATTACAGATTAATGAGCGGGCAGAACCTTCCTAAAGTAGCTTATGTTCATGCCCTTGATACAGAAGCACATATCGGTTCCAGACCTGGATTCGAAAAAGTAATGACTGAGAAATTCCTGATTAAAGAGAAAATCAATCAGTCTGAAAAATTACAGGAAGCTATCGAAAATGGTGTCCCGGACGATGAATCTCTTACAAAATATGTTTTTGATGATGCAACAAGACTTTTCAATAGCGTATTTGAGAGAACAAAAGTTATGAAAGGTCAAATTCTTTCCACCGGCAAACTCAATATTAATGAGAACAAAGTAAAAATGGAACTTGATTTTGGCGTTCCGTCCGAAGCGAAAGTAGATCTTTCTGACTGGTCAAAACCAGATTCTGATATTATGGGAGATATTCAGAAGATGGTAGCAGTTGCAGAAGATAACGGATATGTAGTTAACAGAGCCGTTACTTCTAAGAAAATGATTGGATACATGAGAAACAACGAAGCAATGCAGACAGCAGTTCTAGGCGCGGCTAATAAGCGTCTTCTGACCAAACAGGAACTTGCAAATCTGCTCATGCAGGAATTTGACATTGAAGTTGCCACATGCGAAGGAAAATTCAATTACGATAAAGCAGATGGAACTCTTGGAGTTTCCAGATACTTCAAAGAAAACGTATTCACTCTTTATGCAGCAGAAGCAGATGGATCCTTCGGCGCAGGTCTGTGGGGGCCAACACCGGACGAAAATGCTTACAAAGCATTTATCGAACAGGAAAATCGTTCCTTTGTTACTTTATCCATGTGGGCTACACCAGACCCAGTTGCTACATGGACAAAAGCGTCTGGCTTATTTATTCCAGTAGCTTCAAAATCCAATGGTGGTCTTATCATTGGTACAAAGGGGGAATAAACGGGCATAGTCTTGATAAGAACAGCCAGTCACCATCTGTAGCGAGTGCAGATAATGTACCAACACACAAGTATACAGAAAGCGAGCTGTCCAGTATGACTGTATCACAGTTAAGACAGCTTGCGAGTGACAATGGCTATGCCCTGACATCGACAAATAAGGCTGGTATTATCTTTGAAATTTTATCTCAGCAAGGGTAGGTGATCTTGAATGGACGAACGGCTTGTGAATGATCTGAAAGAGTATCTATCCGATGATGTGGAAACTGACGGTATGATTTCTTTGTCTGTGAAGCGTGCAATTCGTTCATTCAAAAAGAAACGCAACTATCCGTCTGGATATACAGAGGAAAAAATCAATACCGATATGGAATATTGTTATGATTGCATATTTGATCTGGCTCTCTATTTCCTTGTGAAGCAGGGAGCCGAGTTCCAAGAATCGCACTCTGAAAATTCAGTAAGTCGAAACTGGGAATCCGAAACAGAAATATATATCAATCATGGCGTTTTTCCATTTGCAGGAAGTTTAATTTAATAAGATGGTTGGGTCACGTGGCACAGTATTTTTGTCCTCCCGGAGTGCCGCTGGGTTGCTTATATTCAGTAGGGAAAAGCAAATGTTAAGGGAGTGAAGAAAGGAACAGCGATGGAATGTGAACATGAGTGCTTTAACAATCACCGCTTGGAAGAAATTGAAAAAAATATTCATGATATGCAGGAAAAGCAGTCTGAAAGACACAAGGAATTTTATTCTAGAATTAATAAACTCGAACAGCAGACTGCCTTGTATAGCAATGACTTAGATCATATCAAAGAAACAGTCGATGAGATGAACAACAATTTAAAAATCCTCATGGCAGTCCCTGGCAAACGTTATGACACCATTATTGTATGCGTTATAACAGCAGTCGTGGGAGCAGCTGTAGGATTTATGTTGAGCGGTATATTTCCTATGTAACAAATCGATTCCACTTGTAAGGGAGGACGGTGGAAATATGAATTATACAGACTTTTCAGAAGATGAAAGAAAATTTTATTTAAAAGAAGCAGGCTTCGATTCCAGAGAAGAAAAACTGTTTCGATTACGGGCCTATGGCGAAAAGACACTATGGGAAGCATCTGAACTTATGGGGTATAGTCCGAGAACCATAGACCGAATTAACAAAAGAATAAAGAAGAAAATTTCCAAAGTTGCCCCGATGTACTGTCGGGGCTTTTCTTTGTATTGTGGCGAAAACGTGGCGAAATAGTGACGTTCAAAAACAGAGTTCCTTCCTATATAATATAATCATAGGAGAAAAACGCAATGATTATGTTAAGGAACCCTTACGAGGGTATATGGGAAAAGCATCGTTCCATAGATGATATGGATATGATTCTTGAATCCCGGACAGGAGGAACAGATTATGGCAGGTTATCCGTATTATCCGCAACAGCCAATGATAAACAGCCCATACGGGCAAATACAGCCGTATCAGGACAGGCTGGCACAATTGCAGAATAATTACCAACAGGCAATGCCTTATGGTCAAATGCAGATGCAACAGTTACAGTCAATTCCACAATCCCCTATGCTTCAAGGACAAATGGTGGATGGGATTGATACTGTAAAGGCTAAAGATGTGGATATGTCTGGCAATCCTGTTTACTATCCAAAAACAGACGGAACTGAAATTTACAGAAAACAGCTTCAATCCGATGGAAGGAGCAGGATTTTTGTTTACCGACTCGTAAATCCAGACGAACAGCAATCTAAGCAAGATGAAAAGCAGATTGACATTGAAGCAATGTTTAATCAGCTTCGGAATGATGTTTGCTCTGAGATTTCTGAAATAAAGAGCATGTTTCCGACACAGATGTCGGGGACATCGGAACCTAAGCAGAATGGAGGTAGGCAGAGATGAATTTCAACCCAAATGCCATGATGAAAAAGCAATTTGAGAAAATGATTTCTCAGAGGTTCGGAAGTGTTGACAACATGATGAACGATATGAGTAAATTTGCAGGAAATAATCCAACATTGAAGAATGCGTTGGATTTATACAAAAAAGGTGATACAGACCAGTTACATCAAATACAGCAAAATGTATTTAATGAAAAGCACTTATCACCAGATGGAATTATTCAGAAATTCCTTGGATTATAACATTTCCCCATAATTGGGTGATTTAAAATCGCTACAATTTGGGATGACAGCCGCGGATGTCTCCTATTGTAAATAAAATTTAAGGAGACTAAAAACATGATGAATGGTTCAAATTACAGTCTTAGTGACATTGCTGCCGCTACAGGCTCTAATAATCGCGCCAATGATATGTGGGGCGGTGATGGCTTTTCACTTATCTGGCTCGTCCTGATCTTTGCCATCTTTGGATGGGGAGGTTTTGGCGGCTGGGGCGGCGGCTTCGGCGGCAATGGTGGAAACGGTGCAAATGGTGCTGGATTCCAAGGATGGGCCACACGTGCGGATATTAATGAGGGCTTTGCTCTTAACGATATTCAGAACGGTATCAGAGGTATTCAGCAGGGTATTTGCGACAGTACATATGCACTCAACAATACCATGCAGAGTGGCTTCAATGGCGTGAACGTTGGAATGCTTCAGGGCTTCAACGGCGTTCAGCAGGCAATTAATGCTGACACTGTAGCGAATATGCAGAACACAAACGCATTGCAGTCTCAGTTAGCGAACTGTTGCTGCGAAACAAGAGAAGCTATCCAGGGCATCAACTACAACTTAGCTACCAATACTTGCGCTCTCCAGAACACAATGAATAACAACACCAGAGATATTCTGGACAATCAGAACAGCAATACAAGAGCAATCCTTGATTATCTTTGCCAGAAAGAGACAGCAGACCTCAGAGCAGAGAATCAGGCACTTAAACTGGCGGCTTCACAGTCCGACCAGAATGCGGTATTACAAGCGGCTATGAATGCAAATACAGCAGAAATTCTCAGACGCACTGCACCACTTCCAGTTCCGGCATATCCGGCAAGTAATTTGTATGGATATTATGGAAACTGTGGATGTGGGGGAAACAACGGTTGTTGCTGATTTTATCATTGAATTAAATTAAAAATTGAATATGTACCGTTCTTATGATATAATAAAATTATCATAGGAGGAACGGTGCATGGTTAATCAAAATTTAATAGGTCAAAAATTTGGGAAACTTACAGTTGAATCTAGTGCAGGAACCAATAAGTGGAAACATAGGTTATGGGAATGCAAATGCGATTGTGGCAATATTGTGATCGTAGACACATCCAGACTAAGAAATGGTCACACAAAAAGTTGTGGATGTTTACATCCAAAAGCGGAAGATTTGACAGGAAAGCGTTTCGGAAAATTGACCGTAGTAAAGAAAATAGGCAGGAAAAATCGTTCTAATTATTGGCAATGTCATTGCGACTGTGGCAATGATGTCAATTGTTATCAATACAATTTAATGAGGGGAACAAGTACATCTTGCGGATGTTTGCGCAGTTATTACTCAAAACAAAGTAGAAACTGTCATGGAGAATCAACCGGAATTTTATATAAAAAATGGTCTTCGATTAAAACAAGATGTACTAACCCAAATGACCCGCACTATAAAGACTATGGTGGACGTGGAATTAAATTGTGTGATGAGTGGCAAGAATATTGGCCTTTTAGAGAATGGGCTTATGCGAATGGATATCAAGAAGACTTAACCATTGAGAGAAAAGACGTAAATGGAAATTATTGTCCCGAAAATTGTTGCTGGATTACTTGGTTTGAACAAGCCAGCAACAAAAGAAGAAGTGTATTTTTAGAGTACGGTGGGAAAAAGCAAACAATTTCTCAGTGGAGTAGAGAACTTGGAATAGGAAAAGAAACCATTGCGTATAGGGTACATGCTGGATGGAGTGCGGAAGAGTGCTTATTTGGCAAAAAGAACAGAACTGGAAATTCTAACCCTAGAATGAATATCCCTGACTATTTATCTTAAAAGTAACAAAAGTTGTTGAACTCACCCTTAGAGGTTGACTAAATTCTAAGAGGTGGGTTATGGCTCACCTCTTATTTGATTGAGAGGTATAAAATATGAGTTGTAAAAATGTTTGTAAGCTCTGTAACCATCTTGTAATCAGCCAAGCCGTTGCGTTTACAGGAGGTAATCTTGTAATCACACTTCCGGCAGGCAGTTACAATAACGGAGAGAAATATTGCATTGTGATCGCACAAAGTATACCAGAAGCCACCACAATTACCGCCCCGGTAATGATTCAGATAGGAACAGGAACAACTTTGTATCCGCTAGAGAATCGTTGCTGTGCGCAGGTTACGGCTTGCGGAATAAGAACCAGAACGAAGTACGCAACTAGAGTAGCTACAAGTGCAACTGGTGGAGTATTCAAGATGTTGGGAAATCCAGCTTGTAGTCCGAGTAACAATTTAACAGCAATTAATGGTACAGCCCCAACGACAGACACACCTGTTACACAGGCTGCCAGAAAGGGGGCAATGTAATGCATAAAGTTGCAATGGAAATGGGAAAATGGGCTATGGAAAAAGCCAAA